ATGGCAGGTCCCGTAAAGGTAGATGGAAAGTGGCGCCACCGCGTCATGGTCAAGGGGAAACGCACTTCCGGAACGTTTGATACCAAGGCGGCGGCCCTAGCTTGGGAGGCGGAGCAGCGGACCGCGCCGAGCAGCAAGCTAATTGCCACGACCCAAACCTGCCAGGATGCATTCGATCGCTACGAGCGTGAGGTCTCGAAGTTAAAGAAGGGCTACCGCTGGGAAAGTCTTCGACTGGCGGCAACTGGCCGCACCGTGCTTCCTGCGTTTAACGACGTCACCCTGGGCTCGATTCGTGTTGCGGATATCGATGCTACGCACATCGCCGCCTACCGCGATGTGCGCCTACAGACAGTAACCGGTGCCACTGTGGATCGCGAAATGACGCTGCTGTCGCATGTCTTCACCATCGCGCGCAAAGAATGGAAATGGATCAGCACCAGTCCCACCGCTGACGTCAGCCGTCCCAAGGCCGCCCCGCCGAGGTTCCGCAGGATTAATCAAGAAGAGATCGACCAGATTTGCGTGGCGCTGGGGTGGCAGAACAAGGCACCGGTGACCGCGCAGCAGCGGGTGGCGGCGGCCTTCTTGTTTGCGATCGAGACCGGCATGCGTGCAGGTGAGATTTGCAAGTTGACGAAAAACGACGTGACAGCGCCGGTGGCCAGGGTGCTGGACCCCAAGAACGGCGAGGACCGAGATGTCGCTATGTCGTCCCGTGCGGTAGAACTCTGGAAGATGGTGCCGGAGGGGTTCGGCATCACACCAGCGTCACTCGATGCGCTTTTCCGCAAGGCGCGGGATGAGCGCACCACGATTAAAGATTTGCACTTCCACGACACCCGCCACGAGGCTATCACGCGACTGTCGAAGAAGTTGCACGTGCTGGCCTTGGCCCGAATGGTCGGGCACAAGGATATCAAAAAGTTGATGATTTATTACAACGAATCTGCGGAAGACATTGCATCACTTCTTTGACTGATGGCTTTCGGCCCAGGCGATGACGTCGCGTGCGCGATATAGCGCTTGGGCCCGGCCAGCTACGGGCAGTCTGATCGGTTTCGGGAACGATGGCAGAGGGATGATCTCCTTTCGCACGTTATCGACCGAGCGCTTCAGATAGGCTGCAACTAGGCTGGTATCCCACAGGTCGACGGCGACCGGTAGGGCGGGTCGCTGCAGCTTTTCGATAGCGGCTACCAGTTGCCTTACGATTTCGCTTTCGCTCATATCCATAGTATTTTCTCTCAATGGTTGCTACTGCATGCGTTTTACTGCCCGCGCGATTCGCAGCTGGGCCATTGTTTTGGCGATCTCCGCTGGGTCCAGGACCAGCGATGACGACCTGGCGGCCGCAACCGCTTCTAGCCGGTCGATCTTCTAGGTTAGCGTGTGCACGGCGTGCAGCACGTCGCCCAGTGTAACCTCGAGGCGTAGCAGGCTGGCCAGCATGGCGCGCTGCTCGGCCGCGTGCGCCGGTGGATACTTCTGATCTTCGCGTGGCATTACGCGCCTCCTTTTGCGGTTGGCCAGCGCTGATACGCTGAACCAGGTTGGCCGGGCTCGTTACTGCCCAGGTACTTAATTGCGCGCCGCAGTGTCGGTACTGAGTCGCGGAACAGCCCTAGAGCCTGATTGCACGAGACGCACAGGATTCCGCGAATGCACCTGCCGCATGTCTCCGAACCTGGGCAGCAGGTGTGATCGTGATCAATGGCCCAGTGACCAGACGTCACCTCATCGCAGATCGCGCATTTTCCATTCTGCCTCGCGAGCCTTTCGTTGAAGTCATGCGGGGTGAGTGCGTATCTGCGGGCTAGCCACAAGCGACGTCGATTTTTCGCAGCGCATTTCGGGGAGCAAATCCGGTGCATTGATGAATTCGGAGTGAACATTGCATCACATACCGCGCAGGGCACATCCTTCCAACCTGCATGCCGTTCCTTGTATGCAATCCGAGCACATGCTTTGGTGCAATAGATGTGTTTATCAACCAGCGCAGTGAATGGCGATGCACATGTGGCGCAGTTCCGCGCCGAGCCTCCAAGGAAGACGCCGGCCGCTGCCTTGGCGCGCCGCTTTGTTGCGGAACTGCGGCAACTAACGCTGCAGTATCGCGCGCCAGCGCGCTTCGCTGATAGGCTGCCCTTGCAGTGCTCACACTTGCCTGGATTATGAGTCTTCATTCGTAGTTCGATCCACGTTGGCCCGGTAAATTTGAGTTTGTGCAATCATTGCGGTGGTCGTTGGCATGCGGACAGCGCTTATTCCCGCAGGTAGGGCACAGCACCATGCGGCAGTCGTCGAGCGTCACAGGTCGGCAGGTCGAGCACCAGCATGCAGCCTCCGCCGGCGTGCGCGGGCGCTTGGTCAGTACGCCGAAGCCGCCCGGCGCCGGGGCGACGGCTGTCGAACCGATGTTCTCGATACGAGCGACCAGCTTGCCGCCTTCGCCACGGATTTCGGCGACGTCCGACGGCAGGTTCGGATCGACGATCAGCCGCAGCCCCAGCGCGGCGCCTTCGGCGGCAACGGCCGCCTTTGCCCGCAAGGCAAGGCGGTTGCCGTTCACCATGCCGCCGGCGCACTCGGCGAGCTGCTCGAGCAGCTCCGCAGTGCTGGCGAGCGGAGCCGGCGGGGCGGCCTTCATCCAGAATATCTCGCACTCCAGCTCCAGCACGCGGCGCTTGAGCTCGGCGTTCTCGCGGGCTTGGGCCTGCAGTTCCTTCGCAAGTCGTTCCTGTGGCCAGGTCATCAGGGTTTCGTAGAGGCTCACTGCGCACCACCTTTTCCGGCGCGCCGCGCACGCTCAGCCCATGCCCGGCGGCCGAACTCGACCTGGTCGACCGTGATTTGATCCGTCAGGCCAGCTAGCCATTCCTTGTACCAGGCGCGCTCAGTGTTCGCTGTCGGCGGCACGCTTTCCTGCTGGTGCCGAGCGGCGAGAGCGCTCAGCAGCGCGTCTGCCTGCTCGGCGGTCGCGTCGACCTGCAGCCGGAATCCTTCAGGGTTGCAATTCGTGTTGAAGTACAGCGCTCGCAAGTTCTTGCACGCTTGCGCCAACGAAGTAGCCTTCTCGCTCAGCGCGCCACTCTGCGCTGGTGCTGGCAGGGTCACGAAAAGCGACTCCACATCCGAAAATTCAACATACGGACCACGCTTAGCAAACACCTTTTCAGTGCAGCGGCGTGGCCAGTCGAATTGGACGGCGAAGCGCGTCAGGCTGGACAGGTCGACCGGCTTCTCATCCACTGGCGCGGCATCATCTAAGAACAAATCCAATACGCTCGTAGCGTTCGGATTGATGGAACCTCCGCCGAGACCGGCTTCACGAGTGATACGCTCTGCCTCTCGGTCAAACGCTTGATCATCGACTGGGGCGGCATCTGCTGGTGGCTGGCTGGCGCGACGGTTCCACACTGCAATGACTTCTTCCTTGGTACTGGCGATCATGCCGCAGCAGCCTTCGGTCGGGCACTCGACCGTGAAGCTACCGGGGTGATCAGGCAAGCCGAGTACGCCGCTGTGTGTGTGCGGCTCATGTTCTTGGATCAGTGGCGCAGCCGAACAGAACGGGCAGGGCAGAAGGCCGTCGGCGCCGGCGCTGCCGAGGCTGGCGGGCGACCGCGCGGCCAGCGCGGCGCGAAGCTCGGCGATCGTTTTTTTGTAGTGCGGTGCGCAGCTGTGCGAACCGTCTTGTCCGTGCCGCCATGTGTAGCCGCATTCGCAGGTGTGCGTTTCAGGATTGGTCATATCATGCTCATGTTTGTTGATGGCGACCAGCTCTGGCTGATCGCTGATTGATCCGCGCGCGAAATCGCCGGGGCACCAGCCGTCGCCAAGCTCGCCTTGGTCCGGGTAGCGCGCCATTGCATCAGCGCATTCAGGGTGCATCCAGTCCGAGCCAAGATCGCCGTCGAACTTGTAGGCGCGGTACTGTGCGCGCTCGCCGGGGTTGATGCGTTCGGCGCACCACGCGCAACGATGACGCTTGCGGACCGTCACTACTTTGTTCTGGATTTCGCTGTAGCTCATTCTGCTTCCCTGATAAATGAAATCTCACATGGCCGCACCGGCTCGGCGCTGCTTTCCAGGTAGACCACGGCCTCCGTCTCGCCCTTGTACAGGTGCACCTCTGCGATGAACTGCTTCAGACCTTGATGCAGCATCGGGCGGCACTCCTGCCGGCAGCGCATCAGCCGGCGCTCGTGCTGTTCGGCGAGGTCGCGCCCGGTGGGTTGCGGTTCCGCCGGCTTCTTGTCCCGCGCGCTCATGCCAACCAGTTCCAGAGTAGGGCGGCGACCAGCAGTCCGTAGATGGCGAGGATGCCGCGCCACGTGTCTGCGCGTACAGCGCGGTCCTTGTCGGTGTTCGGTTCGTCGTTATGGTTCATGATTATCCTTTCGTGATTTTCACTGCGCGGCCACCGCGCCACCGCCAGCCCGCTGCGATGACCTTGGTGCTGATCCAGTCACTCCGGCGCTTGTGATTCACGCGCGGCGGCGGCAGGAGATTTCCTTCCTCGTCCCACTGCATGTTCTCCACTTCAAAGAACTGCATCCAGTCATTGCGGGCGTCGCTCGCGTCCCACTCAGGCTCCCAGCCGCCGCAGTTGTAGATGCGGATTGGTACGCCGGCGATACGCTCCCAAGCGCGTTGAACATGCTTCGGCTGGCGCTGCATTCGGCGCCAGCCGCCCGGCGGGTCCATGACGCCCATGTCGGGGTCCGGCTCGTATTCACCCTCGTGGTGGCAATGACTGCGCAAAAGCTCCACCGCGCGCTTCGCCTGCTTCTTGTAGATGCGCGGGTTCATGGCGCCGCAAGGCGATTAGGCACTTCGAAGAAGCCCAGCGCACCCTTCAGTGGCTGGAACGGCAGCGGCTTGGCGTCCCGCAGCTCGAAACCATACTTCCCGAAGAACCACGGTGACCGCGATGCGGTGATGCAACCGGTGATCGTGACCTTGCCGACGATCCCGCCGCGCTCCAGCTGCTCGAATGTCGGCAGCCGGAGGTACTGCAGACGCTCGTCCAGCGCAAGCATCAGGTCGACGTCGTCGTATTCCTCGCGCGTCATGCCTTTGCTGGCGTGCACCAGCACCTCGCCGCGCAGACGCGTCGGCCAGCTGCGGTTCTCGATATCTTTGTAGCCATTCACAATCAGCCACGCCCAAGGTTGGCGAATAGACAGTGCTTTCATGATAGTATTTCCATATGAAAATTAATTGGACTAACGTTCTTCTGTTCGCCAGTTGTCTTGTGGTGGGCACTTTGCTCTTTGCTGGCCTTCAAATCGCCGTAACCTCGAGCACTCCCGCGACAACATATGGAAAAGCGGAGGTTGCATATTGGGTGCAGGCAATCCTGGCGTTCGCCACGATCTTCGTAGCGATTTATGTGCTCCGCGCGCAGGGCGACCACGCTGCAAATTTGATGATCCGCGCGGATGAGCGCACGCTTCGTCGCCGCGTCGACAGCATAGGCGCCATTCTTGACGAGGCTTGCTATCAAATTGAGCAGGTTGCCGAGGCGATTCATGGCACTGCCGTGAGAGAAGCAAAGGCACAAAGTGGAGTACTTGAGCAGCGTCAAGATGCGGACGCTTATGTTCTTGCTGCGGTGAGTAGATTTAAAGGGAAACCACAGTTCGACAACATTATTCGGGCAATCGACACGATCCCCCTTTACGAAGTCGGTGGTCAGCAAATGGTGCGCGCGATATTCGATATTCGACGCGCATTGTTTAATTTCGATGCTCATATAGTGTCCGCTTGGAAGCAAAGTGAGGGGAAGATCCTCGATGGAGCCTTGTGGAATGCTGCATCGTGGTGGCCCGAAGTTGTTCGCGCGTCTAAGAGAGAGTTTGAACGAGCTGCGACGACGCTTTTTTCCGCCTAAGTTTGCGAGTCTCATGGTGAGGTGGTTTCTATTTGTAGCAGGCCGGCAGCCTCGGCATGCTCGAGCACTGACTTCCCGTTCGGAAGCATGATCTGGCCGAGGAACGCGCCTTCGAAGCTCAGCACGCCGATTTCGATCATCGTTATCTGCGACTTCACCCAGTCGCGCAGGATCGAGCAGACGCTGACCTTGGCCTGCTCGAGTGCCTTCTGCTCATGCTGAGGCCGGGTGGCCTTAAGGCGGCTCGAATATGGGTGCTCCTTCAGCCAGGCCGCCGCGTATCCGCGAAAGCTGGCGCGCACCGACACGTCCGTGCCGCGATGCGTGAACTGAACCAGCAGGTGGCCGGCTTCGTTGTCGGTCATGTGGCCGTACCGGGCGCAGCCGAAGCGCGTCAGGATCTTGCCGATTTCCTCCAGCGCGTTGGCGCCGCTGGTGGAGTTTTCGTATGGGAGGGACATGCTACAATTTCCTTATGAAAACATTAATTGAGTTTTTTGGACCCTGGTACATTCGCCTTTGTGGCTGTATTGCTGCCGGCATACTCTGGGTTGCCGGCTACAACTTAATTTCATGGGGCGCCGTGGAGGGCACCACTTGGGCCGCTTGGATACAAGCAGTTGGCTCGATTGCAGCAATAATCGTGGCCGTTGTCGTCATGAACACTCAACATTCGAGGGATCGACGCCAAGAGCAACTGCGAGCGCTTGAGCGCGAGATAAATTTCGCGCTCTCAGTCGAAAGCTTTGCCGGCCGTCTTGCTTCAGCTCAGCGCAACCTCGCGGCTGCGGCCAAGTCCAATCAAATGAACAAAACGGCGATGACCTACCAGATCTCTGCTTTTGCAGCGCTTTCGCGCATAGGCGACGCGATTCCAAGTTGGGAAGCAGGCGAGGTAGTCGCAACATATCTCTTATCCCTACAGCAGAATTGCCATACCACTGCCGCCATTGTTGACACCGCTGCTATAGACCCACCAGACGACCTAGCCTTCTTCGCTGAGTCGCTAGACGCTTGGGCGAAAAAATCCGAGGACATCGCCCTGCAAGTTAATCGCCATCGGGTAATTAAGTTCGTGGAGAGGTCACGCCAACTGCGCTGACACGATCTGACGCTGCGCGAGCAGAACATATTTACCTCAGCACCTCGCGATATCCGTTCGACTGCATCGGTCCGACCGCTGAGCCCTCCATCGCCTCCAGCAGACGCGCCGCGCGGTTGTAGCCGATCTTCAGGTGGCGCTGTACCAGCGAGATCGACGCGCGCTGGTTGGAGCGCACCACTGCGACGGCCGTCTCATATAGCGGGTCGGTGGCGCTGCCGTCGCCGGCTGGGACCGCCACATGGCCGACTCCGTCTACGCACGTCGAACTGCGCTGCTCGCGCACTGGCTCGTCGCCCTTGGCTGGCGGCAGGCTCGGCTCGATAATTTCGATGGCCGCTACAAGTAGCAGTTGCTGGGACTGCGAGCCGGACGGCAGGGCCTTGGCCAAGGCCAGCGCTGCCTCAACGGCCCCTACACTGTTGGCAACCATGTGTTCGCGCACTCGCCCGATCACCGGCTGAATGGTTTGGTCATACAGTTCGTTCAGCACGGCGCGGTGCATGTCGCGCGTCTTGTACATTTCGGCCGTCAAGCGGATGGCGCGCTCGACCTTCTGCTGGCCGGCGGCGCTGTGCTCGACGGCCGCACGTTGCACTTCAATGCCATCTGCTTCACCGCCCAGCGCTTCCACCAGGTCGGCCAGCAGATTGCCCAGTTCTCCGGCCATCAGCGCGAAGTCGCCATCGAAGCGCTCTTCGTCGTTGCGGCTGGTGATCTCGCGCTCGGTCAGCACGTCCAGCGGCTTGATCGATTTCACGGCCAGGCTCTCGTCCAGCACGAAGCTGATCTTGCTGTCCCACGTCATGGCCAAGCGCGTGCACTGCTTGCCGGCCTTGATGTGGCGGCGCACGTCGTCAGGATCTAGCGTGTGCTTTCTGTAGGCTACCTGCGCCTTGCTTTCGCCGGTGGCGCGCAGCGTGGCGTCCTGGTCGACCGTGAAGCCGGCCGGCGCTTCGTCGGTGGCCAGCCATTCGGTCATCACGCCCACAGGCGAGCGCTGCACGCGCAGGCTTTCCAGCGGCATGCGGTCGACCGCCTTCAGCAGCAGTTTGATCGCCTCGTCGGCCTTGGCCGGGCTGGCCGCGTCGACCACCAGCCAACCGTTGACCGGGTCGATCCACACCGGCGTGGTGGACTGGATACTGAACGCGCGCGGCAGCAGCTCGTCGGCCACGCGCTCTTTCAGTTCCTTCATGGCCTTCTTGCCGGGCGCGAAGCCCTGGGCTTCCTCCATCTCGGCCGCGCGGGCCTTCGCCACCTGGTTGATGACGGTATTTGGGAGCAGCTTCTTTTCCGTGCGCAGGAACAGCAGCATCTGCTTGTTGACGGCGTGCACAAGGCCACCGGCCGGGCGCGGCGCGTCCCAGCCTTGACGCAGCAGTTCGTTGCTGCTCGGTGGCGTGAAGGCCTGTGGCGCAAGCATGCTGGCCAGCGCATCGGCGGTCATCGCCCAGTTTTGCGGCAGGCGGTACACCTGCAAATTCTTGAAAAACATCATTCCTCCTTCAGCCTCGCGCTGGCGGTTCGTGAAACTCGACGCCCATCTGGCCGCCGAATGCGTGTATCTGTTCCATGTACTGGGCGAAGCCCTTGACCGTCAGGTCTGTGGTGCTCCCTACCAGAACGGGGTGGCCGCCCGGGTCGTAGTCCCATTTCCGGTATTGCTCGTCCCGGCACAGCTCGGGGTCGTAGGCATCCGGCAAAAACTGCTGCTTGAAGTACTCGTGCCAGATTTCGGCGGTGTACTGCCGCTGATCGGCCCACACCTGTTCGGCAATATCCTTTAGTGGTCCGGCCCACATGCGGGCGTTCTGGTCGAGCTTCCGTCCTTTCACTTCCTCGCGCACCAACACTTCCAGCGGGCGCTCTGCATCGAGCGGCACGTTGCGGAGAAGGGCGATGGCGCGGTCGACCTGCTCTTGGCCGCGCAGCAGCAACTTGCGTTGTTCGAACTTCGGGCGGGTCAAGGTGGTGTCTCCAGCTTCACCGCTACGGTCTTGTACAGCTCGGGCGCGACAGCGCGTATCTCCTTGACGGTCAGTCCCTTGATGGTGACGAAGCTGCCGTTGGGCCGATGTAGCACGACGCCGCGTGCGCCAGTTGCGCCTTCCAGGTCGCCTACCTCGATGATCTCGCCGGTGATGATCATGATTTTCTCCATTCGCCATTGACGAGGCGGAACGAGGTGATGTCGCGGTCTGCCGATGCGGCGTGATGGCCCCAAGAGTAATGACCCGCCACCACGTTGGTTTCGATGATTCCGCAAGCCCGCGAGATATCAACTATGGCGTCTGGCTCGACCGGCGATGGGCCGCCATTCCAAACGATCCAGCCACCCTCACCAGGCTCCAGTTCGACGCGACGGATTGCCTCGCGCAGATCGTCCATGACCTGTTCTGACTGCTCGTAATGACTGTAGTTGTGGTGGTCGTGCAATGCAGCCTTGGCAGCGCGCAGCAGGTTGTCACGTGGGGATAGCGACGTGACGTCGATAACTGAGAATTTTTCGTTCATGCTGGAACCGCCTTCGCTGGCGTCACTCGCTCCAGCAGATAGCAGCCGCTGATACCCTTGAGCCAGATTACCGCGCTGTGGCCGCTCAGCACCTGAGCTTCGCTCGTGGTGATGGTCTCGCGAACTTCGCCGCCGTCCAACTGCATGCTGACGGCCGTGCCGACAGGGTTGGCCGCATTGAACTTGTCGCACGCGGCTTGCAGCTGCGCGCTCGCTTGCGCGAGGCGGCGGGCGACGTAGCTGCTCATGCTGCACCGCCCAGGTCAGCCACGCTGATCACGATGCCACGGCAGTAGGGGCCGCCGACGCCGGTGACGTCGAACGTTGCGTGGGGGATGCTGGTGCGATAGGTCCAGGTGTAGTCGCCTTCCTCGCAAGAGAGCGCTTCGACCTTGTGGGCCAGCGGCTCACGAGCGAAGAAATCCTTGAGCTCGTCGTCACCCTCTATGTTTTCGCGGTCCGGCAGCAGCCCTTTTGCGTCGATCAGCGCGGTGCCGCCGTCGTAGCAGCTGAACTCGTCATTGATGGCGCCGCGCAGCTCCATCAGGTCATCGCTGGCGCCGAAGATCACCACCAGGCCGGCCGCCTTCGCCTGAGCCTGCTCTTCGTCGGTCAGGTCGAACGGGTATTCGCGGCCGCTGAGCGCCACTGCCAGCAGTTCTTTGGTCAGCGCGGGCGCGGCGACCGATTCGGCCAGAGACTCCACGACCGGCGCCGGCGCGGTGTGGTTGAACAGCGCCTGGTCGACCTTCGAGTAAGGGAACAGGGCGGGGTCCTTCTTGATGCGCTGGATGAAGAACGAGCCCTGCGACTCGGCGCCGAGGAATTCGGCGAACATGTCGGCGCTGACGCCTTCGTAGTGGTAAATGTCGCTCAGGCCGGTCGACTTCTTCGGGTGGAACTGGATGGCCAGCAGGTTCAGCTCGGGCACGTGGCCGATGGCGGCGAACTGGCTGGACTCGACTTTGTGCATGGTGATGGTTGGGATGGCGCTCATGGTGTTCTCCGTGGTGGTTGGTGGTTATGCTGCGAATTTGGCCTGTGCTGCGCTGACGTGGCGGGCGATGGCTGCGCACATGCGCGGGAAGTCTGCCTCGTGGTACAGCTTCGATGCGCGGTCGGTGGCGGCTGGCTCGAAGCCGAGCGCACGCAAGCCGTCGACGGTGATGGCCAGCGGTGCAATGCGCTCGTTGATCTGCCCCAACTTGAGCGTCGGCAGCGCGTCTGGCGCGGCGGCGGGCCAGCTGAACAGGTCGCCGCCGGGCGCAGGCGCTGCTGCAACCTGCGCGTCTGCCAAGTCGCTCAGGCGCGCCTGCTCGGCCAGGGCGTTGGCCTGTGCGATTGCGGCGGCAGCCGTGGTCGGGCGCTCTGCGTGGGCGGCCTGCTGCGCGCGCTGCTCATCAGCTTTGCGCTGGGCGGCGATCTGTGCGGCCTGCGCTTCCAGTTGACGCTTCGTCTCGGCGGCGACGCGAGCTTGTTCGGCGGCCTGGCGTTCGGCGTCCGCTTTGCGCTCGGCAGCCAGTTTTTCAGCGGCTGCCGCTTCAGCCTTCGCACGCTCCTGTTCCTCGATCTGCTTGCGCAGCGCTTCGGCCTTGGCCGCTTCCGCGCGCTTGTGTTCGTCGATGCGGGTGCGCACCACCAGTTGGAAGTCGTCGTAGGCCTTAGCCATGATCTGCTGCAGGTCGCGGAACAGACCGGCGTGGTCGCCAACGTTTGCGTTGTACCAGACCAGCTTCGCGCGCATGTCGGCTGCCGCCTGATTGGCGGAAACCTTCGCGTTGGCCAGCGTGGTGTTGACGGCGTTGTGAAGGCTGGCCAGCGTGCGCAGACCCTTCACGGCGCCGGCGAAGTCAGGTTGCTGCAGCTGCAGGCGGATCGGCGCAATCTCGGCTTCCAGCGCGGCGACGTGGTCGATGTATTCGCGGCGGCCTTCATTCAGGATGGTTTCCTTGATCTGCTCTTTGCGGATTTTGACCAGCCTTTCCAGTTCCAGGCGCTTGGCACGGAACTGGGCCTTGATGTGGTCGACCGTGCGCAGCACTTCGTCGATGGTCGAGGTCTGGGCCAGCGCGGCGGCCTTGGCCAGTTCCAGTTTCTGCTCCGCTTCGCCGCAGAACTTGACGTTGTATTCAGCGTCCGCGAAGTCCTGATCATCCTGCAAGTCGGTCTTGATGGTGGCGAGGAACTTATCGGCCGCCTTTTGGTAGGCCACCAGGTTGCTGCTGACGACCTTTCCCTCGGTCTGCACGACCAGCGCGGGCAGGGCGGCGGCCGGCGCAGCTTCTGGCTTCACGGCGTGGTCGACCTGCGTGTAGTTCGCCACGTCGGCGTCGAACTGCTCCCAACCGGCGATGATGCGATCAAACCAGGCGGTGTCGGGGTAGACCCACATCCAGACCATGTTGTCAGGCGTGCCGTCGGAGGTCATAAACATCCACTTCTCGGCACCGGAGATCATCAGCTGTTGCTGAACCTGCGGCGCGTGTTCATCCGGCAGCACGCCGGCGGCGATGGACGCGGCCAACTCCGCATTCCATTGCTTGTGCTCGAAGCCGATGGTCTCGGCCATATTCAGGCCGTCGCAGGAGGCGCTGAGACGGCCTAGCGACAACGTGACCGGGTAAAGGTCGTCGCCGATGATGCGTTCGGCGTGCGGGCGCGCCATCGCTTCGACCTCGTGGCCGTAGTCGAGGATGTTCTCTTGTACCCAGTCGCTGAACTCCTTGGCGAGGCCGGTGGCCTTCATGCGTACCAGTTCGTCGCGTGTTACCTTCTTCGACAGGCCCAGCGCGGCAGCGGCCTCGCTCGCTCCGTTGTGATTGAAGCGGAAGCCGTGCCAGTCATCACTTCCTTGCAGCAGGTCGTGGATTTCGCGGGCTAGTATATTTTCGCGCAGCATGATCGTTTCCTTGTTCGTGTTGTTGGTGGATTACTCGGTTTCGTGCGCCCAGCTGTCGATGGTCAGCTTTTGCGTTTCGGTGAAGGTGGCGCGGGTGCTCAAGAACGCGATCAGCTGCGCTGGCGTCTTCTTCTTACTGAGGATGATCTGGCGCCACTCGGGGGACTTTTCCTTGAACAGCTCGTCGGTGCATTCAGGGAGCAGTCCGTCGCCTTGTGGCGTCGCGTCGCCAGCCGCCTGCGGAGTGATGTCGACCGGCTCGCGGTAGTCTTGTTCCAGTTCGTCCGGTGTGTAGACGCCGAGGATGATGCCCGGGGCGTACTGGCGCGCCCATTTCTTCACGGCGAGGTAGCCCAGCTGCTGCTTCGGATCGTCCGCCCACAGGGTCGAATTGCGGGTGCGCGCTTGGGCCAGCAGGAGGTCTAGTACTTTGACCTTGCCTGTGGCGCGGATGGTCGCGGTCACGCGCACGCCGCAGCCGATTTCGTCCGACAGGTGCCAGCCTGGCACGCGGTATTCGCCCTTCTCGCCTTTTTTGATATCGAACTTGCCGATCACGTTTTCCCACGGACCGTAGTATTCGTAGTCGAAGTCGTCGCGGGTGAGGATGCCGGAATTGGTGATCGCCGCGTGAACCAGTTGGCTCTCATAGCCGATGTTGCCGTTGATGAAGTGGGTCTTCTGCGCCACGGCGAACGGATTCATCTGCCAGGCGATCGACTGCATGACCACGGCGAGGCAGTCGCCCGGGGAGTTGCGGTAGGCCTGGGGTAGCGTCACCTTGCCGGTAGCCATGATGTCCGCCAGGCGGATCATGCTGTCCATATGCGCGACGTCGAGGATCATCTGGCCGGTGCTCATTGGCGCGGACGAGGGAGCCAGCTGCATTGCGTTTTGCGATTCGCGGGTTACTGCATTCATCGTATTCTCCGGTTCAAGTTGTTGACTTCGCTATTCAGCAGCGCCAGACGCAGCGCATGTGCAGGGCGGTGGCCGGCGCGCAGGTTGCGCAAGGTAGCGCTGGCCAGCGTGGCGAGTGCAGATCTCATCGATCCACCCTTGCCGTCGAAATCGCGCGCTCGCGCTCCGCCGCTTCCTCATCGGCCTGTTGCAGGTAGGCGTAGGCGAAACCGATCACCATGCAAAGCACGGCGATGGTCAGGATTTCACGCAGTTTCATTTGCATCTCCAGAACGTTCGCGGTGAACCTGCTGGCGATCACGGCGGCGCTGGATCATTGCGCGCACCAGGTGTTCGCGCTCGGCTGGTGCCTTCCCGAGGCCTTCCAGCGCAAGCTCGTAGAAGCGCAGCTCGCGGTTGGTGATGTTCAGCGCCGCGCCCTCGCTGATCTTGGCGATGCGGCGCAGTGCTTTCTCCATCTGCGTCAGCTCGGCGGCCAGCATGCCCATCAGCGGGCGGTCTGGGGCGCTCAAGGCCGCACCACGATCGTTACACCCATCGCTCCGGCGTCGTACGCGGCATCCTGCAGCTTGGCGGCGTCGCCGATGGCGGTGTAGCTGCGTGCGCCGGCAGCGGTGCGCTCGGTGACGGTGTAGGTCATGCCGAACTCGCGGGCCGCCAGCTGCGGCGCGACGCTGTTGCGGCCACGGCCGGAGATTTCGTAGCGGCTCACGTGGCTGCCGGCTGGCGCAGCGTCCGGCGCGTCCAGGTTGCCGGTCATCAGCGATTCGGTGAGGCCCGAGTCCTGGTAGGAGAAGGCGAGAGCGGCAAACACGGCGAGGCGCGAGCCACGGCCAGCGGTGATGTGAGCGACGTTGTTCATGCGGCACCTGCTGATTTGAGAGCGGCGAGCCGCTCGTGGTAACGGGTCATGCCGTCGGGCGAGACACCCTCGGCTTCCAACTGCTTTGCGCACGCCACTTTCTGGTCGATCGTCATGGCGCCCAGCATCACGCCGATGATGCGATGTGCGTAGAGCAGTTCCTTCGCGGTGGCGTCGCGCGGCACCGGCCGGGCGCCGGCGAGGTGCGCGGCAGCGCTTGCGGCCGGCACGCCTGCATTCGCAGCAGCGCGAGCGATCTGTGCCTTGGACATGGTGCTGAGGCGCTTCATGCCACCACTCCCGGCGCGGCGCGCTTAAATGCCCACGGCTCGACCTTGAAGGTAGGGATGGTTTCACCATCAACGACCGGCTCAAGGATGATGCTGGTGTCCGAGACATTGGGGCCCTCGAAGAAAAGCACGCTGGTGTCGCGCCCAAAGAAAATCGAATGAACTTCGTCGGCCGTCATGGAGTACTCGTCGCCCTCGATATGGGTATCGGTACGGAATCCATAGCGCGCCATCCCGCCCTGCTGCACGCAGTACTTGCCAATGTCGCCGCCGTACTTCAATTCTGAAATGCGGAAAAGGTCGCCGCTCGCCTCATTCCCTGCCGGCAGCCAGATCCGATTGCGCACAGTGCCGGCCAAGACGATGCAGTGAAAATCGAAGCGGTGCGAATGCGGGATGATCGGCTCCTGGTGTTCACGCGTCGATTCCATGAGGCGCACTAGACCGTGTTCGCCGGGCGTGCCGATCAACCAGCTGGTCAATCCCGGGATGCCGCCGTAGTTTTTTACCGGCGAGTGCTTCATGGCCGGCAGGAATTTCAAGAGTTCCATCACTTCTCCCTGTTGACTTCGTTGTTTGGGGAGCGCGTACGCCGCTCGCTGCGTGTGGTGCAATGCATCGGTTCCGACGGCTTCCCACGTTTTCGCGGCCGCGTACTAGCTGATCTGCGCGCCGGATTACGGTTGCGCCACATGGCTGCCGGCTGCCCCACCAATCCGCCCACCCGCTTGCACCAGCATTACCTGTGTGGTCTAGGTTCCTCGGCAGTCAGCAGCCATGTGGTTCCCGCGCTTGCCCGGCGCGGGACGGGTACTACTGGCGGCTTGGGCGCCGTTCGATTACGCTGCGGTCACCTGCGATGGACGGAACGACTTGATGCCGCCGTTCGCTTCGCCCAGATCGACGTCGTAGAAGACGCCTTTGCCTGCCGGGCGTTCCTGCACAAATTTGCCTTCACTGACCTTGCCGGACTTCGCGCTACGAGCTTTCACTGCCGCGCCTTTTTTGAATGCAGCCATCTGATACTTCCTTTCGTTGGTTGGTGCCGCGCTGGCCCGGGATGGGTCGACCGCGCGGCTTGGTCGGGGCATTCAGATCCCACTGGGCGCGGTTCTATCGCCTGGCCACGGCTATCGCTGCGTTGTGCTCCGAGGCAGCGCGCTTCGGGTTCGGATCAAGGCGGCTCGGCGCCGCAGTTGCGCATCCACATTTGGCGCTCAGCGCGCGCCTCGTCCCGCGACACCAGCTGTAGCGCGTGGGCGCTTGGCATGTGCATGTCGCACCAGTCGCTCATCTCGCGGAGCTGCTCGCGCGTCAACCACACACTCAGGTCGATCTTGTCGGCTGCGCCACTGAGCGCGACGTGCTCCACTTCGTAGCCGGCGGAGTCGAGCGTGCCGTACAGGTCGACGCGCAGGCCGTCGTGTTCGTAGCCGAGGCGCAGCAGGCGCGCGGTGGGCGGCACCAGCGGCTGCGTGACTACCAACACTGCTTGGAGTGGCTCATCACCTTCGCGCACCGGTGTGGCGATGGTTCCGGCGCGCAGCTGTAGCAGGGCGGCGGAGACTGGGGCGTTCATGGATTAGCCCAGCGTCGCCGGGGTGGCGGCTTGGTTAAAGTCGAAGGCTGGAACAGCATCACCAGCTGCGGCGGCTGCGTCGGTCAGGGCTTTGAGTTCGGCTGCGGACATTTCGTTCTCCATCGGGTTCGGTGCGTCGATGGAGAAATAATAGCAAAGCTATTTTGCGAATGCAATAGCGGTGCTATTAAAAGTTTGCGTAGCGATGCTATTTGTTGACGGATTTATCTCAAACCAGTCAGAAGGGTAGTTGGTTCGGCTCGGCCGGCAGCGCGGCCGGCAGCCAGTCGATCACATCCGTATTGATGTGCTTGATGATGTTTGTGGTGTCGAAGTGCGCGAAGCTGCGCCGGAAGCAGTGAGGCTTAAACCGGAGTTAACGAACCTGCAAGCCGGCGGCAATGCCTGTATTAGAAGAGGGTGGTGGTGGTACTCTTGTGTATCAGCTCGCGCGCCACCCTCGGTTAAGCACGGACTGCTGTTGATGCAATCTTGTAATGAAGTGCCCATTCCTCAATTTCCAATCGGGAGAAAATTTCAATGAGCGCACCGCCACGCGGCCGGGAGTTGGCCGCAATTTACGCAGTGAGCGTATCAAACATCAAACCCATCGAATGGGAGGGTGAGAACGTGATCACAACTGTAGCGCTTGCGAATGCTTACGGCGCATCAAGCTCCAACATTCACGATAACCACCGCAAGAACCGCGACCGGTTTGTGGAGGGAAGGCATTATCACAAGCTGACCGGCGATGAGTTGGCAGGAGACCGGAAATAATCCGGTCAGTCGTGCGCGCTCGATCATCCTCTGGACTGAACGCGGGGCCGCGCGGCATGCCAAGATGCTGGAGACGGACGCGGCCTGGGATGTGTTCGAGGCGCTGGAGGAGAATTACTTCCGCAACCCGCGCGCGCAAGCTGCAGCAACGGCAGGCGGCGAGCTGAGCACTGTGCAGGACCGCGAGCCACTGTTGGCCGCCGCCGTGCAGATGGTCGTGAAGCACAAGCTACCGTTCCACAAGGTCTATCAAACGATGAACTATTACGCCGGCGCTACGCACTTTGCCGATATGTCGAAGGACCAGGTCGGCGAGGCTGAGCGATTCGTAGAGCGCTTCCTGGTCGGACAGGATACGCGGGCCGACTGGCTGCGGATTGGCGCGAACCGCCAGGAGTTGACAGGCGATGATGCGCAGCCCGATCTGCTGGGTTTCGAGGTGCCGGGTACACTGGGCAAGCGATAGTCGTTAAAAAGCCCCGACTGGCGGGGCTTTCAATCATTTAGGAGCCAGAGTCGGCGGAGCGGCTTGTGCTGGTGCCGTCGCAGGCAACGGAGCCGGCTGCGCGTAAATTATGATTGGTGCAGGTTGTTGCGCAGGTACCGGCGGCGATTTCGGTACCGCGTTATTGAGGACGAAAGTAATCACCGTCAGTGAAACTGCCGCCATCGCAATAGCGGTACCGACCACCCATTTGATAAGCTCAGACGTTCCCTTGTGGATATCGGCTTTCATATCCGCAAACTTGCTGTCAATCTTCGCCTCAAGAGTGGAAATGCGGCCATCCATCCTGGTTTCTATAGTCTCAAGACGGGCATCGATTTCTTCACGGGTTGGAGTGCTCATCGCAGTATCATGAGCGGGAGGCAGCATTTTGTCAATGCGGCCAGTTTGTCCACGAAATATAAAATTAAGAGCACTGTCATGCTTAATTTCCACCGGAAACCTCGCCGTTCCGCTTCCATTCATTAATGATATCTTCGACGAGGGGTTTGAAACCTCCACTGTACATTGCTCCTAAAAACTGCAAAGTGCTCTCGGCGGCACCGATAAACCGGAAGGTGCACTCATAAAATTTGCAGTGCTCAAGTCGCGGCAGGGTGGCACCACTGAAGAATAGCGTGCATTCAGTGAACTCGCATGAGTAAAAGTGGCGGCCGTCCAGATGAATATTTTGACGGATGAATTTCTGATCGGATTCTTTTATAGGTTCATACATCTGATTTAGTTCCCTTAATATCCCTTAAACGAAAAATTGAGCCATAGGCAAAGCTAGATCGACGTGTCGCTTATGTCCCGTGCGCCTGATTGCAGAAATACAGCCCCCCTTCATGCCCCCCTGGCGCCGGCCTGCACCTTCCCGTCGACGCCCTTCGCCGACGAGTGCATGACCTGGCCAGCCTTGTTCACGTAGTGGCCGTGCATCTGCAGGTCGGCTTCGTTTGGCTCCGCCTTCTTCGGCGCAGTCGGTACTGTGATCGGCGAGCTGGCCGGCGGCGCCAGCTGCGCGAAGGCGGGCAGGGCAGTGGCGATGAATAGCGTGGCGGCAGCTAGAAGTCTCATGGTTGTAAACTTTCCGAAACGAGCCTAGAATTTGTGCTGGTAGCGAGCCGGCGCAAACCGGTCCGCCATCCTTTAGGTCACAGAAGTCCGATTTGATGCAGTACCCAGAACATTCCCGTTATAGCGGTAATGATCTTGGCCACATCGATCGTCCAGCTCACCTTTGCTGCTGATCGTTTGGCTTTTCGCATTTTGCAAAAGCTCCATGCTTGGTGCCGAACGAGGCCTCGTCCAGCACCAGGTTAGTGGGGCTGAACATTTGTATCGCGCCTTGCCGGGCGCTAGCCGGTGCTGCTGCAGCAGCGGTGGCACTGTCAGTGAGCGGTTATACACTCACAGGTGGGTACCATGTTGACAGTTCGGCTCAGTGGTTTCGATTATCTGGTATCCACCAGGTTCTACCGCCACATCACCTTCAGCGCTTGCGAGGCGCTGACATGGCTTGCGACCATGTTCTTTGGGCCCGTGCATTGGATTATGCGCGGGCTATTCTTTCAATATCTCCAACGCGTCAGCTCGCCGCTGGCCGGCGCAACCAGGGCGGCGAGGAGGAGGGCTGTGAGTAGATGGCGCATGGCTGTTCCGTTCAGCATGAGAGATCGCGGGACTACTGAATAAAACCAGAAATAATCTTGTAGGTAATCTCTGTATTGGTAGCCTTGATGACCTCGATGCGCGCGCCTTTGTAGCCCAGAATATTTGACTCTGCCAAGTCGTAGGAGACCTCATTGGAAAATGCGGGCCGAGCGACGTCGCCGGAGAACTCTCGGTAGCCAAGTGAGATGCGACTCCCGATCTTTCCGTTGTAGAGCAAAGTCTGCTGGAAGTGGTTCGCCATTGGCGCGCCGAGTGTGTTTTCGATGGCATACGGCATGTCTGAGCACTTATCTTTGGCAATGCAGATGTTCTTTTTATCCTTGTAGAGATAGATCTCTAGGCTGCCCAATATGAATTTAATTCTGTCAGAGTTTTCGGCGTTGAAGTAGTAGGTGCCGGCCGGGACGTCTACCGTTCCGATTCTCTCGCTTTGCGATAAGATTAATTTCGGCACCAACTTGGCGTAGCCGTGGCTAATGAGAGCCTCCCCGACATTGCGTGTGGATGTACTGCCGACGGCTGGGAATGTGACCGCCTCCGTCGGCAGTTGTTTGCGGTTTGCACATGCGCCCAACGCGGTGATACAAAGTACTGAGGCGAGCAGGGTGCTTGCTAAATTTTTCATCCTAATATCCATAAGAAGAGTCTTGTGCGACTTCGCCCCCGAACTGAGTGAATGATAGTGTGCGCAGGTAAGCCAGCCTGATAAGCATCGGTGACTCATCATTATAGGAATATTGACAACTGGAAATCTATCCAATTGTTACTCTTTCTACAGGCGGTCGCGAAAATTCTTCGGCGTGAAGTGAACTACCCGACCAATAACAATGCAGTCCGATCCTCGGCAAGGTACGGGCTTGAACTCGGCGTTGTCGGACGCGAGGTACCAGTCGCGGCGCTCGTACAGCAGGCGTTTGATAACAGCCTGACCCTCGTAGTTCATCGCGAACACGCCACCGTTCTTGCGAACTTTGTCTGCCGTGTTCACCACGGCGATATCGCCCTCGTACATCAGCGGCTGCATGCTTTCTCCCTTGACCTTGACCGCAACCAAGGCTGCTGGGTGAAGATCGTTTTCTTCGAGCCACTGGCGAGGAACGTGATGTTTGCCGCCTTCGTACTCCAACGGGTCCAGGATCACGCGATCTACCCCCGCCTGTACGGTTATGGAAACCATACGGATTTCAACGTTCGGTTCTGCAAAGTCTTCGTCATCCGTGACGATGCGCATACCTGGGATTTCTCCTGCAGCTTGCGATGCTTCGTTGATCTGGTTCGCAATGGTTGGGCTGAAATCAACAACTGCCACGCCAAGGCCGCGCGCGAAGGCTGTGGCTGCTTTGATGTTTAGTGGACGGCGGGCGAGAAGATATTGCGACACCATGCCCTGAGTACCCAGCTCGAACTGAGAGCCAAATTCAGACTGTGAAATCTTCGGCTCTCGCTGGTCGAACAGCGCCTTCAGACGATTGGCGTCGTCTATTTGCCACTGTTCTAGAGATTTGGGGTCTGCTTTCATGGGCGGAGTATAGCAATGCTATTAATACCTGCAACGAGCAATGCTATTGACTTATATAATAGCGGTGCTATTATTGCGGCATGGATCTCAAAAATTACCTTGCAAACTCGGATACGACCAAAGCAGCGTTCGCTAGGTCGATTGGCGTCTCGGCTGCTCTGCTGCACCAGTGGATCGAGCAAATCCGACCAGTCGCACCTCAGCATTGCCCGCAGATCGAAAAGCAAACCGCTGGTGCAGTGACGCGCGCCGAATTGCGCCCCGACGACTGGCACCTAATCTGGCCCGAGCTCGACGTCGATCAGCAACGCCGCGCCACTGACCCAATACCAGAGGCGGGCCACGGCGGCCGCCAGCCTGCATGCCCACACAACATTCTCGATACCGTTCCAGTTCGTGCGGTAATCACACCAACCCCAACAGGGGAGAAGCAATGACCATCCGTAAGTACATCGACGCCTTCATGGCGAAGCTGGGATACGTGCGCGCGCCGGAGACGCACACCGAGTTGGAAACAGTGCTTGCAGAGCTCCAGGCTGATAAGTGTTCCAGACAATTAGCCGCAACGGTCAGTCTGGATACGAAAGCGGGGCTATTTTTCGATGCTGCCAAGCGAATCATCGATGCAGCCGAGAAGCGCTTCGCAGCCGACCCGTTCGCGTCGACGTTTGAAGTGCTCCCCGGCGAGGAGTCGATACATATCAAGCTTTTCCCTCGCGCCGGTTCGGTGCAGTACCTGGTCAACGCGACAGGGCCACAGTCGGCGGCTTTCAAATTCGAAGCGGCTGTACCGAGGCTCGTGCTGGTTTCTGCGGTTGTGGAGTCTCCACAATGATGACAAGAACTGCAGTTGGTAAGTCTGTGCCCGGTGCCGGTCCAATACCCCAAGCACGCCGTACGACTACACCTGCGAAGTCTTCGCCGACCATTTGGGCTGAAATCTCGTCGCCAACTAGTGGTGCAGGAATTCCATCTGGCCAGTTGATTCCAACCAGATTGCCGACGTGCAGCCGCACTCTGTAGTCGTAATCCATGAGAGATCCCTTTGCAAGTTGTTGTGTGAGAACTGCAACTGTAGCGTAACTGGATCTCTCGCCCGAATTTTTGAAAGGGAGCTGCATGAGCAACCACGAGAAGCTGACCGCCGCGCTGCTGGGCGCCTTCGCCGTCGCCGGGACTGACCAAGAAGCGGCCGCCACCGCGCTGGCCGGCGTGATGGTGGCGCACCAGGAGCCAGTGCTCGCCGAGATGCGTAAGCAGACCACACTGCTGGAAGTGATTGCGAAGCAGGGCGAACGCGCGCTGGAGCGCCCGCCATGTGGCGCTGCCGCGTGTGGCCTGGCGGGCTGACGCCGCGTTCGACGATTTCATTATCTGTAGCACCTGTCTCACCTGAAAGCCTGACTCACTTCTAATAGGAAAACAACATGGAACCGAAAGCCAAGAAAAGCAGCCCGCGTGATCTGATCATCAAGACCAGCTTGAACGTCGATGAGTTCCTCCCGTTCCGCGACAAGTGCGCCGCCGCCGGCGTGGCGGTCAGTGCCCGCATCCGCGTGCTGATTAACCGCGACGTCGACCAAGCGAATCGTACCAACACGGCGCGCCGCTGTGAACGGCCAAGACTGGGCCCAGTGCGCGCGCTGTTCCCGGCGGCGCATGGGCGACTGGGTGGCGCGCCGGTGCCGCGATTGCGTCTTTGATCAGTTGGGCAAACGCAAACCGACAGGCCGAATTCGCAGTACCGCAAAGGAGCCACCGTGAACTTGATTGATGCAAAGATCGAATTGACCATGACCAGCCGCGACGTAGCCGTCGCGGTCGGCAGCCCACATGACAGCGTGCTGAAAACCGTGCGCCGGCTGATCGCGGAGGGTGTCGTTTTTGGGAACGAAGCCCCTTATGTGCACCCGCAGAACGGCCAGACCTACGCCGAGTTTCACCTTAATTATCGCGACACCATGATCGTCGCATCGGGCTACAGCGCGAAGCTGCGCGCTCGCGTGATTGATCGCTGGCTCGAACTTGAGCGCATGGCACGGCCAGTGCGTCCCGAGCTGCCCCAGACCTTCGCTCAGGCACTTCGTCTGGCTGCCGAACAGGCTGAGGTAATCGAACAACAGCAGGCCGCCCTGGCCGAAGCAGCACCGAAGATCGAATTTGCAGAGGCCGTGCGCAACGTGGATGGCCTGTGCACATTCGAGCAGATCGCCAAGTCGCTGGGTATCGGTCGCAACAAGATGATCGCGCAGCTGAAAGCCGACGAGGTCTTGCAGGCAAACCGCATGCCGTACCAGCGCTACATCGATCGTGGCTACTTCGAGGTGATCGAGCAGACGCCGTGGACCGATTCGCAGGGTGCGACGCATCCGTGTTTCAGCACGCGCGTTACCGGCGCTGGCCAGGTGTGGCTGGCGCGGCGTTTCGCGAAAGTCGATGCGTCCGTCGTGCACCACTGAATCCGGGATGCCGCGCCCCGTTGCGCGCGGCCTTTGAAAGTCGAAAACATGAAGAAAAGTCTGTTGATCGCAGCACTGCTGGCCGTCGCGCTGGCGCAAGTTCAAGCGAGCGCCGTCACGGTCATCGCTGCTCATCCCGCCGTCGCGGCGCGCGCTGCGCCTGCCAGCCGCGCTGCGACGCCAGCTCGCCAGGCTACGGCTCCGGCGCGCCCGTCCACGACGACGGCCGCCGCGCCGCTGCCGCGCCCAGCAGAGATTCACCCGGCGCCGGCCTTCGTGCCGCGCCCGCCCACCAGCACCTCGTCGGACTGCGACAAGAAAAACAAGGATTGCAAGAAGTAATGGCGGCGCAACCGAGACAAGAGCAGGGCGCTGAGCCGTTGCCGATTGAGCCGGGCCACGTCATGGCGCGGGAGCACTACGAACGAATGGCACGCGAGGCCGCAGCACAGCAGAAATAGAAAAGGCCGCGTGGGGCGCGGCCAGATCACTACCAGAGGAACTACATGTCCACAATTTTACAACAGGGACCGGCGCCAGAACAAACTGGCTCGCCGGAAGCCACCGCCTTGCGCAAACTAAGCGTTTGGCGCAAGCGCGACCGCGACCACTTGGCCGACAAGAGCGACCGCGACGCCCAGCGCGCTGAGTTCCGTGCGCGCCAGGAGCTGCGCGGTGCCGCCGACGACCTCAACGCAGGAAAGGCGGCGCAACCATGACGCTCACGCTCCCGCGCGAGGATTCTCCTCGCTACCATCTGCTCGCCGCCTTGCGGCAAGGGCCTGGCACGTTCTATCAAGTCTGCGAGCGCGCGGGCATTGATATCGAAGACCAGCACGCCGAAGACAAGGCCCGCCTGAGCTTCGAGCGCTTGATCGGCGACTTCGTTCACATGACCGGCGTCACCTATTCGTTGACCGCCGAGGCGCGCGAGTCGTTCGGAGAGATCAAGCCGACACCGTCTGCGGGCGAAATCGCCGGACCGGCATTCCGTGGCATTTACGATCCGCGCACCGTGTTCATCACCCGCCGTCCTGAAGGAGCGCGTGTATGAAGCGCGACGACTTCACCTTTGACCTTCAGTTGGACGGCAGCGCTGAGACTGCGCGTGCGCCAACTGCTGCCCACCCACCAGCGCGCCGCACGCCGCGTGCGCCGAAAATCCGAATCAAGCTCCCGCAACTGGACCTCGGCCACGAGCTCATCATCGACAACTTCGCCGGTGGCGGTGGCACGAGCACAGGCTTGGAAGCGGCGTTCGGCCGACCGGTCGATATCGCTATCAATCACGATCCCGAAGCGCTGGCCATGCACGCCATCAACCACCCGCACACGAAGCACCTGTGCGAAAGCGTGTGGGACGTCGATCCGATCAAGGTCACGAACAACCAGCCCGTCGCACTGGTCTGGCTGTCTCCGGACTGCAAGCACTTCAGCAAGGCCAAGGGCGGCACGCCCGTGTCGAAGAATATTCGCGGCCTTGCCTGGGTGACGCTGCGCTGGGCGGCGAAATGCAAGCCCCGGGTCATCATGCTGGAAAACGTCGAGGAGTTCAAAACGTGGGGACCGCTGATGCTGGATGCCGAGGGTAACTGGCGCCCTGACCCCGCGAAGAAGGGTAAGACCTTCGAGAGCTTCCTGCGCCAGCTGCGCGGCCACGGCTACACGGTCGATTACCGTGAGCTGCGCGCCAGCGACTACAACACGCCGACGATCCGTAAGCGCTTCTTCCTGGTGGCGCGCCGTGACGGCCTGCCGATCCAGTGGCCGGAAGCGACCAATGCCGCACCGACGTCGCAGGCCGTCGTCGCTGGCAAGCTCGCGCCGTGGCGCACGGCCGCCGAGTGCATCGACTGGTCGATCCCATGCCCCTCGATCTTCGAGCGCAAGCGCCCGCTGGCCGACGCCACGATGCGCCGCATCGCCAAGGGCATCATGCGCTACGTCGTCGACGCGGCCCAGCCGTTCATCGTAGGGCAGGGCGGCCCGATCTACTCGGGCAAGCCGGTTTCTGCCGACCAGCCGTTCGGCACCATGACTACGGAAAATCACCGCGCCGTCGTCGTGCCCAGCATCGTACCTGTGACGCACCAGGGTGCCGACCGAAGCGAATCCGTGCACGAGCCATTCCGTACCATCACCGGCGCGCAGCGTGGCGAGAAGGCGCTGGCCACCGCCACTATGGTGCAGGTCGGATATGGCGAACGCGCGGCTCGATACCGGTGCGGCGCCTGCGGCGAGGACTTCGAAGATAAGCACGCGACCGGCGCCGGCGGTCTTGCGCCTGCAGAGTGCCCGGCGTGCGGAGAGGAAGCGCGAATTACCCTGATTTCCGCTCCGCAGCAGCCGCGCGCGCTCGACATCGAGAAGCCGATGGGCACCGTTGTTGCGGGCGCCGGAAAGGCGGCGCTGGTGACGGCGTTCTTGAACGAGCACGCCAACTCCAGCAACCAGCGCACGATGCCCGCCGATGAGCCGCTGCGCACCATCTGCGCTCAGGTCAAGGGCGGCCACTTCAGCGCTGTGTCCGCCACACTGGTGGGCGTGGGCGGTCGCGCCGGTGATAGTCGCCCACGCAGCGCGGACGAACCTGCCGCGACGGTCACGGCCAAAGGCGATACTGCGCTTGTAACCGCGCATATCCAGCGCGACATGGGTATGAGCGTGGGCCATCCGGCCGACGTGCCGATGGGGACCGTCATGCCTGGCGGCGGTGGGAAGTCGGCGCTGGTCACGGCGCACATCACCAAGTTTCGCACAGGCGCGACCGGCAGCGACATGAACGAGCCCATCCCAACTATCACCGCAGGACCGAAGGAAAATCCGGCCGGCGCGCCTCACGCATTGGGTATCGTGACCGCTCACATCGAGGCCATGTATTCGCAGAAGGGCGATGAATCTCGCGGCCAGGATGCGCGTGAGCCGATCAAGACCGTGACGGCAAGCGCCCGGCATGCGGTGATGACGAGCAGCCTTGTGAAGTTGCGGGGCACCAGCAGCACAGCGGGAATGGATGAACCGCTGCACACAGTCAGCGCTGGCGGCCAGCACCACACCGAGGTTCGCGCATTCCTGGTGAAGTACTACGGCACCGACCAGGACCCGCGTCTTGAAGAGCCGCTGCACACCGTGACAACGAAGGACCGCTACGGACTGGTGACGATTCAGGGCGTGGACTACCAGATCGTCGATATCGGCCTACGCATGTTGGAGCCGGCCGAGCTTTACCGCGCGCAGGGCTTCCCGGCCGACTACGTGATCAAGGAAATCCCGGACCCGGAACTGCTGTTCAAGGATGGGCACCAGGCCGACGGTGATCCCTTGCTGCTGCCGCGAGTGGCGCTGACGAAGTCGGCCCAGGTGCGCATGTGCGGCAACAGCGTCTGCCCGCCGCTGTCCGAGGCGCTGATCCGCGCCAACTTCACGCACGAGCGTGAGATGGGGATGGTGGCGGCGTGAGCTTAGCCTTCGTCAGGAATGTTATAGGCGTTTCTCAACTGGATCATTGCGGGATTGATGCAGTCAACACAGCCAAACCAGTCACTTCCTCGAAGCGAGTTGGTGTTCCAGTTGCAACCCATTTCGTCTGGCGCGTGCCAGTGGATTTCTGCAAATACGGCGTCGCGGCAATCTTCGCAGGCTGCCGCTGCAGTACTAATCAGTCTCTGCAAGTCAGTCTTCGCTCGAATGGTCTTGCCGTTCTTGTCGCGCGATGCCTCGTAATGCTGTACCCAGTCTGCCTTCGCGCTGTCTTCATCCGGAAAGCTAATTGGGGAGCTGCTGATCGCAAGTGGCTTGTGGTCATGCACGAGAGTCACCCAAACCCATCGACCATCGGTGTCTTGAATGACTTTGTAGTTCGAATCCATAACGCCTCCGTTATTAAAAAGGCAAATATATCATGATCTATGACCTCTCCCGCGCGGAGCGCCAGCACCGCGCCATCCAAAACGAAAAGCCCGGCCCGGTTCACCAGGTGAAGCGCTGCGCATGCGGCGCCAAAGTCACCGCGCGCCAACTGGGCCAGCACGGCAAGTGCGAGCACTGCCGCCTGACGGCCGGCCTCGCCGAAGGCGACCTCGACAAGCTGCGGCACATGCTCGGCGCAACGGCGCACGACTCGAAATCGCACTGGGGCTTCCGCAACCACTACCTGTGCAACGTCCAGGACCGCGCGGCGATGGAGCGCTTGGTTGCGGCCGGCCTGGCGCGCGCCGGCGAGCAGCTGCTGCGCACGCAGTATTTCCACGCGACGCGAGACGGCTTCCGCGCCGCAGGCCTTGATCGTGCCGGCATCGCCCGTGCGCTGGAGGCTGTACTGTGAATCAGGCCGATATCTTCGCAGTCGGCTCCACGCGGCTGCAGATGACTGACTCCATCGAGATGACGATCCAGTCGCTGTTGGCCTACGGCGCTTCGCACGATCACTGGGGCATCGCCTGGTCGGGTGGCAAGGACAGCAGCGCCACGCTGACACTGGTGATGTGGCTGCTAGATACCGGCCGCGTGCCGCGCCCGAAGACCCTGACTGTGTTTTACGCGGACACGCGGCAGGAGCTGCTGCCGCTGGCGCACGCCGCTAGCCAGATCATTGACGAGTTGCGCGAGCGCGGCATTCAGGTCGAGATCGTCATGGCGCCGATGGATAAGCGCTTCATGGTTTACATTCTCGGGCGCGGTGTGCCGCCGCCAAACAACAACACGCTGCGCTGGTGCACACGGCAAATCAAGATCGACCCAATGCAGCACGCGCTGGAACAGCGGCTGGCCGAGCTGGACGGCCAAGTGCTGATGATCACCGGCGTCCGCCAAGGTGAGAGCGCCATCCGCGACCAGCGCATCGAGATGAGCTGTAGCAAGGACGGAGCTGAATGCGGGCAGGGGTGGTATCAAAAGGTGCTGCCCGAAGCGAAGGGCTTGCGCGGCCGACTCGCCACGTTGGCGCCGCTGCTGCACTGGCGCGTCTGCCACGTGTGGGAATGGCTGCGCCACTGGGCGCCCGGTGCGGAGTTTGGCGACTGGAGCACGGCCGCTATCGCCGAGGCTTACGGCGGCGACGAGGCCGAAGAGATCAATGCGCGCACCGGCTGCACGGGTTGCCCGTTGGTCGACACCGATATGGCGCTGGACAACATCCTGACGAACCCGCGATGGGCCTACTTGGCACCACTCAAGCGCATCAAACCGCTGTGGCGAGAGCTGCGGTTGCCGCGGCACCGCCTTCGCAAAGCTGGGCTGGAGATCCTGAAAAGCGGAAAGGCTGCGGCAAATCCGCAGCGCATGGGACCGCTGACCTTTGAGGCGCGGCTGATGGGTTTGAGTACGATCCTCGCCATTCAGAACGAGGTGAACGATGCTGCGCGCGCCCAGCGCCGGCCAGAGGTGGACCTGATCAACCCCGAGGAAGAGGCGCGCATCCGCGAGTTGATCGCACTGGAGACCTGGCCGGACGGCTGGGATGGCGACGAACCTCTGGCTACGACCATTATGGATACGGTCTACGCCAATGGCGCCGTGCAGCCGCTGTTGTTCTCGGAGGCTGATTCGTGAATCACTGCTTCATGTATGCGGCTATCGCTACTACCAGTGCAAAAAATGATACGACGGCAGCGAAGGCTGCTGCCCGTACCGACGCGGCCGATGACTTAGCCGCAGCTTCCGCTGCGGCGACTCCTCGCTCCGCAATTTCATCTTGTTTGTTTGATGCTGCCAATCGCTCGTCGCGCTCCGCAACTTCGAGCCAAGCGAGCATGTATTGCCGCTGCATTATGTCGGTGACCAATTGGACCGCAGCCTTAGTGCCTGAGATTCCCCTGTGCTCACATTGTTCTGCATATGGATTGTCGTTGCGCCGAATCATGTTGCCTCTGCGTAAAAGTAGGATCGTACCATGATGCGCCGCACTCCCATGAAGCCCGGCAATGCACCGATGAAGCGGACCGCGTTCGCGCGCAGCGAGCGCATCGAAGCCCGGGAGGTGGCGAAGACCACCACCAAGGTTGCCCGCGCACGCGGCCTCAAGTCCAAAGGCCCGAAGATGACGCCGATCCGCAAAGCCGCGCGTGGACAGGACTGCACGATCCAGTTGGAAGGCGTCTGCAACCGCGACCCGGCCACGTCCGTGCTTTGCCACAGCAACGCGCTGGCGGACGGCAAGGGCATGGGCCTCAAAGCTCCTGATACTGCCGCCGCAATCGGCTGCAGCGCCTGCCACGACGTGCTGGACGGCCGGCGCCCACGTCCAGCCTGGCTGACGAAAGCGGCCGTCGATTTGGCATTCCGCGCCGGCGTGTCGCTTACTCACCAATTTTTACGCATGAAGGGACTGATCGAATGATGCAACGACATGTTCAGGCGCTCGGCCGGTTGAAGGTCGGCGCCATGAACAAAACCGAACAGGTATACGCCAACACGCTGGAGCTGCGCCGGCGCGCTGGCGAGGTGGTCTGGTTCAAGTTCGAGGGCATCAAATTTCGACTCGCGGACAACACGTTCTACACGCCCGATTTCATTGTGATGCTGGCCAGTGGCGCACTGGAGGCACACGAAGTGAAAGGGCATTGGCAGGACGATGCCCGCGCCAAGATCAAGATCGCTGCCGACATGTACCCATTGCAGTTTATCGCCGTCCAGCCTCTACCGAAGAAGGCGGGCGGCGGCTGGAACATTGAACAATTTTAGAAAATTACGGAGAAATAATGAGCGCTTTTAGCCCTGAAGAACAAAAACTGCTGGTGCAGGCCGAGTATGGCCAGTTCCTGCGCGAGAAAATCAAGCTGGCGCCGCGCCGTGGCTTCAACGTGCCACTGGCCGAGATCAATCCGGCGCTCAAGCCGCACACGCGCGACATGGTGCGCTGGGCGCTCGCCGGTGGCCAGCGCGCGATATTCGCCAGCTTTGGCTTGCATAAGACCGCCACCAACCTCGAAATCATGCGCCTCATCGGCATCCATCGCCCTGGCCTGCGTCTGATCGTGCTGCCGCTGGGAGTGCGCCAGGAGTTCGTGCGCGAGGCGCGCCAGCGCTTCACCGGCGAGTATGCTATGAAGTTGCAGTTCATCCGGTCCACGGCCGAGATGGTCGACCCGGACGTCATCTACCTCACGAACTATGAGACCGTCCGCGACGGCAAGATCGACGTGACGCGGTGCCGCGCGGTGGCGCTGGACGAGGCGGCCGTGCTGCGCAGCTACGGCAGCAAGACCTTTCAAGAGTTCCTGCCGATGTTCGAGTCGGTCGAATTCAAGTTCGTGTTCACAGCCACGCCGAGCCCCAACCGCTTGAAGGAGCTGATCCACTATGCCGGCTTCCTGGGCACTATGGATACTGGTGAGGCGCTTACTCGCTTTTTCCAGCGAGACAGCGAAAAGGCCGGCAACCTGACGCTGTATCCCCATAAGATCCGGGAATTTTGGCTGTGGGTAGCCAGTTGGGCGCTGTACCTTCAGAAGCCGAGCGACCTGGGCCACTCGGACGAGGGCTATGTGCTGCCGCCGCTCGACCTGCAGGTGCACGAGGTGGCCAGCAACTACGAGGCCGCCGGCAACGAGAAGAACGGGCAGGGGCTGCTGATCCCAAACGTCGCGATGGGCCTGTCGGCCGCTGCCGGCGAGAAGCGCGAGAGCTTGCTCGACCGTGTTGCGAAGGTGGTCGATCTGCTGCGCGGTCGGCCCGCCGGCGCACAGGCCATCGTCTGGTGTGACCTGAACGACGAGCAGCGCGCGCTGGAGAAGGCTATCGCGGCCGAGGGCTGGACCGTCTCTTCGCTGGACGGCAGCCAAGATCAGGACCTCCGCGAGCAGCTGATGGACGATTGGCGTGAGCGCCGAACCGATATCTTCCTGTCCAAGCCGGTGATGTACGGCGCCGGCCCGAACCTGCAGCAGTGCCAGCTGATGATCTTCGCCGGCATCGGCTTCAAGTTTGCAGACTTCATCCAGGCCGCCCACCGGATCTACCGCTTCGGCCAGGCCGGCACCTGCAGCGTGCATCTGATCCACACCGAAGTAGAGCGCGCGGTGCTGGCCATCCTGATGGAGAAATGGCGCCTGCACGACGACGCCGTGGCTATGATGGGCGAGATCATCCGAGAATACGGGTTGGACCAGCTGCAAATGCAGGACACGCTCGCGCGCACCATCGGCGTGCAGCGCCAGGTCGCCGTCGGAGAGCACTTCACGGTGGCGAACAACGACTGTGTTCTGGAAGCGCTGGAGCAGCCGGACAATTCTGTTGGCATGATCCTGACGTCGATTCCATTTGGGAACCAGTACGAATACAGCCCGAGCTACAACGACTTCGGCCACACCGTGGACAATGACCAGTTCTGGCGGCAGATGGACTTTCTGACGCCGCAGCTGCTGCGCATCCTCCAGCCAGGCCGCATCTACGCCTGCCACGTCAAGGACCGGATCCTGTTCGGCAACGTCACTGGCGCCGGCGTTCCGACGGTCAGCCCTTTCCACGCCGAGGCGATCTTCCACGCCCAGAAGCATGGCTTCGACTACATGGGCATGATCACGGTGGTGACCGACGTGGTGCGCGAGAATAACCAGACCTACCGCCTGGGCTACTCCGAGGTGTGCAAGGACGGTACGAAGATGGGTGTAGGCATGCCAGAGTACATCCTGTTGTTCCACAAGCCACAATCCGATCGCTCGCGCGGCTACGCCGACGTGCCGGTGACCAAGCAGAAGCCGCTGTGCATCGACGACGCCGGCACCGCCGTGTCGTTCGATCGCAAGCTGGCGCCGATCCCCGGCACCGGCTACAGCGTGGCGCGCTGGCAGGTCGACGCCCACGCCTTCTGGCGCTCAAGCGGCAACCGCCTGCTGGGTGCGGCAGAGCTGGCCGCCTATGGGCCCGGCAAGCTGGCCAAGCTGTTCACCGAGCTGTCGCTGACCAATGTCTACGACTACGAGCTGCACGTCGCGACCGGCGAGCATATGCTGGCCGCCAACGCGCTGCCGGCCACCTACATGAGCCTCGCACCGGGCAGTAGCGATCCGATGGTCTGGCATGACATCGTCCGCATGCGCACCTTGAACGGCGAGCAGTCGGCGCGCGCGGTCGAGAACCATGTATGTCCGTTCCAGATCGATATCGTGGACCGCTTGATCAATCGCTACACGAATAAGGGTGACATCGTCTACGACCCGTTCCACGGCCTCGGTACCGTCGGCGTGCGCTCGGTCAAGCTGGGCCGCCGAGGCGCCGGTTCGGAATTGAACGCCGGCTACTTCCGCGACCAGGTGCACTACTTGCAGCTGATGGAGCGCGAGGTCAGCATGCCCACGCTGTTCGATCTGGCCGCGCTGGATCAGGAGAACGCATCGTGACCCGCCGCCGTGCTTTGACTGATGACCAGGTGCGCGCGATCCGCGCAGCGCACAAGCCTGGTGTTCGTGGCGCCGGGTACCGGGAATTGGCGCGCCGGTTCGGCGTGGCCGAATCGACGGTCCGCGACGCGCTGACAGGGCGGACTGCCTACGCGGTTGCAGTGGAGGGCGTCCGTGAACTATTTTGAGCACCACATTGGCGACTATGACAAGAACACGTCACACCTGTCGGCCTGCGAGGATGGCATCTACTGCCGCATGATTCGCCGCTATCTCGACAAGGAAGTTCCGCTCGATCCGGACACGGATGAAATAAAACGCGTGGTCCGCGCACGCACTCGTGAGGAAAAAAAATCAGTTGATGCTGTTCTCAAAGAATTTTTTTATCTCGAGGCGGATGGCTGGCACCACAAAACCTGCGACGAAATTATCGCGGCCTACCAGGCCGGCGAGCCAGAGCGCGAGGCGAAGAAGGCCAACGAGGAAACGCGCCTGAAACGGCATAGGGACGAGCGTGCAGGCCTATTTGCGCAGCTTACAGCAGCGGGGCGGCATGCTACTTGGAACATCGGGATCAAGGAATTGCGCTTGATGGTGGCCTCGTTGCATGAGCCGGAAACGCCCCAACCTGCAACGCCACCTGTAACGGCACCTGCAACGCCTGCAACGGCTACCCATACACCAATACCCAATACCCATACACCAGACACCATAGGTATACCTTCTTTGTCGGCGAATGACGCCGACCCGCAGATTGTCGACGGGGATGGCATCGCGCCGGAGAAGAAGCAAAAGTACACCGAGGAGGACCAGCGCTGCGCCGAGTGGATCTTCGACCGTATCCTGAAGACCAACCCCAAACACTCGCGGCCGAAGTTCACAAAGTGGGCTGATGAGGTGCGCCTGCTACGTGAGGGCAAGAAGATCACGCATCGCGAGATCTGCGAGATGTTTGACTGGGTGCAGACCGACACATTCTGGCGCGCCAACATCCTCTCGCCGGCGAAGCTGCGCGACAAGTGGGACCAACTGACGATCAAACGCGGCACGCCGCAGAAAGGACAGAAACATGACAACTTTGCCGCGCAGGATTACCGGGCAGGAGTTCGCGCCGATGGCTCGTTCTGACGGCCGCTCGCGCTACTTCAGCGCCATCCTGGAACGATGCGAGCACCACGGCGAGTTCACTTCGATGCTCGTGGCTGGCGCCTGGTCAACCTGCGTTGTGTGCGATCAGGCGGATGAAGAAGCAGAGCGGGCGGCGGCGCAGGTCGCATGGAGGGGCCAGCTTTCCGCCCGTGCATGGGACGCCCGGCTGGGCCGTGCGGCGATTCCAGAGCGCTTTTCTGACCGGAGGCTGTCTACGTACCTGCCGACGTGTCCGGAGGCCGCCCAGGCGCTCTCCGTAGCTCAGCGCTATGCTGACAACTTCGGGTCCGTCCGCAAGTCCGGCGCGTGCCTGATTTTTTGCGGCGACGTTGGCACCGGCAAGACCCACCTGGCTGTTGGCATCGCGCACGCGGTGCTGGAGCAGGGCGGCCAAGCCGTGTTTTCCTCGGTGATCCGCGCCGTACGGTCCGTGAAGGAAACCTATGGCAAGGGCGTCCAGCGGACCGAAGCGCAGGCGCTGCGGGATCTGGTCGAGCCGGATCTGCTGATCCTCGACGAGGTGGGCGTGCAGTTCGGCACCGATGCCGAAAAGCTGATCCTATTCGAAATCATCAACGGCCGCTACGAGGCGCGCCGTCCGATGATCATCATCAGCAATCTGGCCATCGGGGAGTTGGAGAAGTACCTGGGCGCGCGCGCGGTTGATCGGTTGCGCGAGGGTGGCGGCAAGGTGGTGGTGTTCGACTGGGAATCGTATCGCGGCCGGCGCGAGGTTGCGGCATGAGCAAGTCGAAGAAACCACGCAAGGCCTACCGGCAGAAACCGGCGGTCCTTCCGTTCGGCATGCGCCGGCAGGTGCAGATGGAAATGCCCGGCTACCAGGCCATGATCGCGTTGGGCATGGACCACCTGCAGGAACAGCACATCTACGACCTGCTGTCGGCTGCGGACCTCGCGAAGCGCACGGCGCCGGCCGGGCACGCGATCATCGACGTTGCGCACAGCATGGTGCTGGCCTGCGCGGAGATCCAGCACCGCGCTCAGCGCGTCGGCAAGACAGGTGCCAGCGGCGACGAAATGCATCTGCTCAAGGCAGGCCTGCCGCAGCTGATGGATTTCCTGCGCACGGTATCGAACTTCGATATTGCGCGGGCGGCTGCAGCGGCAGTCGCAGAGTTCGATCGCAACGGCGTACTGCGCGTATGACACCACGCGCACGTGGCCTAGCGAAACACAAAAGACTGTGTTAACGTCCAGCTACACACCAAGGAGTACACCACATGGGCTTTGCTGACCGATACCTGCACGCCGTAAATTCGTCCGACTTGCGCGATGATGAACATCACCACGCCACCGACGCGCTGTGCGCGGCCGCGCTGGCCGACACCACCGGCGCCGGTATTGGATCGCTTCTTTCGCGCGTAAAGTACGCCGACGGCACTCAGCACAAGCTGTTCGAATCGGGTAGTGCCAACCTGGGCAGCCTGTTGCGCATCTGGACCGCGCGCGTGATCGTCAAGGGACGCGAGCGCAAGTGGGTGAAGGAGGGCACCGCGTGGGACGCGCAGGCCGCCCAGGCGCTGTACCGCCGCGTTGCCGAGCGCTCGCTGGCCTACTGGCTGGACGGGAAGTGCCCGGCGTGCAGCGGCAGCGGCAACACTGCCGACCGCCGTATCTGCGTTCCTTGCAGAGGCACCGGCAAGGCGGAGATCTCCGGCGCCGGAGGCTTCGAACTGGAGAGGGTCAAGGACATGGTGTCCGAACTGGAAGGTCTGCTTCAATCGCATAATACTCGCGCTTCGGTAATGCTGCGCAACAGCCAAGGAGCTTGATCCACATCAAACGGCGCGCGCACCGGTCTGGTAATCTGCGCTGATGGACTACAGGACGAAAGCAATGTGCCGGGTGGCTCTGGACTTGGCAAGGATGCATGGGCTTCAGTTCGCTGCGGCGTTTCTGGCGGAGAACCACGTTTCGATCGAGGTCGCTCTCTTTGTCCTCGTGAGACGAGAGACCGGAGGCGCATATAGTCGTGCTATCGTTTGAAGGTATGGGTAACTGATTGAGGTGCGCCATGCCATCAAGCAAGTCTACGGGCAGCGCCCGCGCGTTGGTTGGTAGGAAGGCTGCTTCCTACCTTCGAATGTCATCGGATGGGCAGGCGGGTTCAATCGCCAACCAGCGGGCGGCCATCGCCGCGTACGCGCGCCGCCACCGCATAGAGGTCGTCTCCGAGTACTCAGACCCCGGGAAGAGCGGGCTGGGGATAAAAGGGCGGCCAGGTCTGCAGCGGTTATTGGCTGATGTCACCAGTAAGGACGTCGAGTACCACGTAATCCTGGTGTACGACGTCAGCCGATGGGGACGGTTTCAAGATGTAGACGAAAGCGCACACTACGAGTTCCTCTGTCGGAACGCCGGGATCGACGTGGTTTATTGTGCGGAAGAATTCGATAACGACGGCTCCGCGATAGCAGCAATCGTGAAGACGATGAAGCGCGCAATGGCAGCTGAGTACAGTCGCGCCCTGTCCGTGAAGGTGTTCGAGGCACAGACACGCCTTGCTCGGTCGGGATTCAAGCAAGGTGGGCCGGCAGGATATGGTTTGCGCCGCGCCTCGGTTGGGCCAGACGGCGAAATTCGTAGGGTCCTGGTGGCCGGAGATCGGAAAGGCGCGCCGGCCGACCACGTCATTTTCGTGTGGGGCCCGAGTCACGAGGTGGCCATTGTGCGCCAGATCTATGACTGGTACGTGAGCGGCGAGAAGGGCGACACTGCGATCGCCGCAGAACTAAACGCCCGTGGCATCACTTCGGAATCCGGCCGGACGTGGACCCCGCCGGTTGTGGTTAGCATCTTGACGAACGAGAAGTACATCGGCACCGTGGTGTACAACCGCAAATCATACAAGCTGCAGGGCGTGGTCTGCGACAATCCGCGCCAAGCATGGATCAGGAAGCCGAAAGCCTTTCCGGCCTTGATCGATTCGGCAGTTTTTCACCGCGCGCAGGAGATTCGCCGCGAGCGCGCGGAGCGCTACACGCGGCAGGAGTTGTTGGATATCCTGCGGCGCATCTATTCGGAACACGGCAAAATCTCGACGAAGCTGATCGATGAGTATCCGGACGGTCCACACCACAATGCGTTCCTGAACCGTTTCCAGACGCTCAGCAACGCATACCGTCTGGCAGGCGTGCCGGCCACGCAACGGGCCGATCGTTACCTGGACAGCTTACGCAAGACCGAGACTATCCGTAATGACGCGATGGCAAAGGTCAAAGAATGTGTGGCAGCCGCTGGCGGTACGTTTGATCCGCTGCCGTCGAAGAACACCTTCGTTTTGAACGGCGCCGCACACACACGGTTGCTTGTCGTCCGGGCGCGCCGCAATCGCGAGGACCGGCCGTACCGTTGGAGCTTTCCCCTACGCGAGGTCGCAGGAATACATTTCATTATTGCAATCCAACTTGAGCCATCAAACTCGGCTGTGCGCGGTTTGTATCTTTTACCAGTTGACGTTGTTCGCTATCCCACACTTGTCATGCGCGAGGAACGTCCTGACGAGTTCGCGAGGTGTCGCTATTGTTCGATTGATGCTCTATTCGGGACCTGAGCGCGTGCTGGACATGGTGTCCGGGCTGGAAGGCCTGCTCCAATCGCACAACGCACGTGCAGGAATTATGCCTCGGGGCGTGACTGGAGTTTGAGGTGCCAACAGATACCGCGCTGGCATTCTCGCCGAGGGACCAGATTGTGCCGAGCTGTAGAAGTGGGCTACCTAAAAGCGGAAAGGTGCTACGATTGTTCAGGCAGCGAGCCCAAGCTACCGCAGCACCCCGGCTAATCATTTCCCCATCGTGTAGGTGTAAATTACCGTTATAGCCAAGCGATTTTTTTCTTTATAGCGGATCGCATTCTCGCCAGTAGGTAGTGGCTGATTTGCCTTAATGCCGTCTCCAAGTTCTTTCGAATACGGTTCAACTGAGAGGCCGATACCGAGGTTGTGGGTCGACTTATCGCCATCATTCGGTTTGAAAGCGACGAGCCATCCCAGCGTTACTGAATCCATTAGCTTTTTATCGCCGAATAGACTGGCACCGACGAACACACCCTGACGGAAGTGCAGGTTATCAAATCGCTCGGTGAAGTACCAGTGCCGCTCCAGCATCAATCGAGGGACGACATCACGTTCGCTGGAAACGCGCACCACGCCGTTGACGAGCTGCGCCTCTTCAATTGCTGATCCGCGTTTGCCTAGCTTCGTGGATACTGCCAATCCGACACCGAAATTGTTCCAAAATTCATCGTTTTTCGATGCATTGCCATTTGCCTCATCGGCAGCTGCTTTTGCCTTCGCTGCTTTTTCTTTCGCGGCTGCAGCTGCTTTTTCCGTGTCGGCTGCTGCTTTGTCTGCATCCTCCACTTTCTTTTTTGCCAACTCGGCTTTTTGGGCCTTAAGGGCGTCGATAGTTTTTTGAGCCTCTTCAATTTGTTTGTCGATCGCAGCACCATCGGCTGGAGCGGCGCCTTGTTGTTGTGCAGATGCGCCTGCAGAAAGTAGGCACATTGCTGTGATGATCACAAAGTTTTTCATATACCCCCTAGTTATCAATTGTAATTTATGAAACTATAAGGTAATTATCGAAAAAGAATATGTCAATAATAATTGTTAATTTGAAACCACGGCGCAACAAATTGCAAATTGATAGTGCCGCGTCTGACGTCTCTAGCCCAGATCGGAGGGCATGGTCAAATAGCTCAATTTTTACTCTATCTAAGTCGATACAGTTGACTTACCAATCGGAGTACGTTAACGTCCGTCCAACACACTCACCGCACTCGTAATGCAGGCTTATAGCCTCACCGATAGCAGTGATTCGAGGCTAGCACCGATCCTTTGATGCTTTCGCTCGCGTGTACCGCTCACTTCGCAGATAGCGCTGGAGCACCAACGAAGCCACCCTTGCGGTGGCTTTTTCTATTTCCGCGCCTGTTTGCGAGGCCGCTATGCCGAGTACCCCGACTTCCGCCGACTACCTCGCCCGGATCCGCTGGGTGCGGATGTGCATGGCGCTGCTCGCGATGCAGGACGACATGGCCGCCGCGCGGGAAGCTGCCGCAGCGCTGCCGCGCAAGCCTGCACGCTGGTAGGCCGCACTAAGCCGGCCGCCAAGGAGGTGTATCATGAAGTAGCAAAGCCCTAAGCCTCACCGCCAGTCGCCAATTCGGCGCGCTGCCGGCGTAGAAGCGCGACGTGACGCGCACGGGTCAAAAATCGGCTGATGAGTTTCGGAGCACCCGCCCGGAGATACTCAGGGGACGCCGCAAAGGCAAACATTTTAGACAGAGTACCCAGCCGGGCGCCGCCTTCGGGCCGCGTGCCAGATCGGCCGCCAGGACGCTGTAACCCGGCACCTAATTCTAGTGACCCGCTACATTGCGCGGTTTGACAGCGCGCCAACGGCGGGATAGCAACGTAGAAAGTGACAACCATCAAAAGGTTCACTCACCGACGAGTTACCTTGGTTGTACGGGCCCTCGACAATGTCGAGAAATAGGTTCTAGCCAGCACTTCATATAGTGTTGGACGTGCCGTCATAGCTCAGGTGGAAGAGCGGCTGCCTTGTAAGCAGCGGGTCCAGGGTTCGAATCCTTGTGATGGCACCACATTTCCCAGTTCAGCCCCTGCTGTACGTTTGCCGCTGCTTTCACGCAGCGGTTTTTTTTTGAGGTGATGCATGAGTCTACTCGCCATCATGATGATCCTGTGGGGCGTTGAACGCCCCGCGCCGGTGCCGCGCGCACCACGCGAACCGAACAAGGCCGCCTGGCCATACAAGTAACGTGCTGCTGCCGCCCATCGCGCTCCAGCGGGCGGGCACTAAAAGCGGGCGCAGATCGCTGACGAAACATGGCCGGGTGGTCCGGCCGGCGGGCGTGCTGCAATGCGCCCCGAGGTTCCAGCTCGGAGCGGGCGGCGACACTAAAAGGAACCTCATGGAAATCGAACTGACCGAAACGAAGACCTACTCGTTCAAGCTGGGTGATAAGACATTGGCCAACTTCGCCATCGTGTCAGAGTGGAACGGTTTCACCGAGTTGCGCCACCCCGGTGGTGATCGGATGATCGTGCATGGCATGGCCAGTGCGTCGTCGCCGGGGTTTATGGATCTTTGGGGCGACATTTTCGGATCGCGCACCGGCATCGAGAAGGCACCGCTGCGCGTACGAATCGTCACTGCGAGCCCCGACATCATCGAAATCTTCGAAGCCGTGCGGGCAGTGCCGGCGCCATGAACAAGCACCAGCACCCATCCAACAACGACGTGCTGGGCGCACCGGTCGGCTGGAATCAGGGCGACCTGACCTGCGCCGCGCTGCCGATCACCCGCGCCAAGTTCGGCGACATGGAGGCGGTGGTTTCGTACTGGCGCCCGAGCGCAGAAGAGCTGGCGGTACTGAACGCCGGCGGCAGCGTCGAGTTGGCCATCCTCGGTCGCACGATCCCGCCGGTGATGCTATCGGTCGACCCGCAGTAGCATGGTAAAGAAGTCCGCTGCACCTGGTGCTGGCCGCCCGGTGCCGCCGGCCGTGTTCGCTGACCCGTTGAACTGCCGCTTCGCTCCCGCGCCTGAAGTACTCGCCTGGGCCCGGGCCGAGATCCTCACCGAGGGTGGCCAGCTGCACAACGACGATCACGCGCACCTGGAATACGCCGACGTGCAGTTCCTCTGGGCGCCCGGCAGCTTCCAAAAGCAAGGCCGCACCGTCATCGGGCAGTGCGAAGAAATGACCTTCCGTTGCGGCCCGTGGCAGAAGGGCCGCCAGCAACAGCAGATGGCCGACTGGTTCGGCCGCGTGCCGGATTACCTGATCACGCTGGACGCGAGCTACTGCCTCACGTGCACGGACGCCGAGTTCTGCGCTCTGGTGGAGCATGAGCTCTATCACATCGGCCAGGAGCAGGACATCTTCGGCAGCCCGGCCTTTACCAAGGACGGCATGCCGAAGCTGATGATTCGCGGCCACGACGTCGAAGAATTTGTCGGTGTGGTCCGCCGCTACGGAATAGGTCATCCCGAAGGCACGCTGGCCCAACTGGTCGCCGCCGCAAACGCCGCCCCAGAGGTGGCAAAGATCAACATAGCGAGGGCGTGCGGTACCTGTCTGCTGAAGGCGGCTTGACATTGACGGCCCCTTGACGGAAGGCACCCCTATGGCTGCACTCAAGGATGACGTCAAAGCCTTCATCGTGCAGGCGCTGGCGTGCTTCGACAAGCCGACGCAGGTGGTCGCCTCGGTCAAGGAACAATTCAAGCTAGACGTCACCCGTCAGCAGGTTGAAACCTACGACCCGACGAAGTACGCCGGCCGGACGCTGAACATCAAGTGGCGCACGCTGTTTGATGACACCCGCAAGCGCTTCCGTGAGGAGACTGCGGAGATCGGCATCGCGAATCGCTCCGCCCGACTGCGAGCGCTCGACCGGATGGCTGAACGGGCCGAGTCGAAGGGCAACCTACCGCTGGCCATGCAGATCATCGAGCAGGCAGCTAAAGAGGTAGGCGATGTCTACGTGAACCGCCGCCTCGACGCGCCGAAGACACCGGCTGGGACACAGGAGGGGGGAATCCCGAAAGCCGCTGAGTACGTGCTGAAGCCTGACGAAGATGTCCCAGATAGCCCTGTACTCTGACCCGCCGGTCGTTCTGACGCCGAAGCAGGCGAACATTTACGTCTGGGGCTGGCAGAAGAAGGCGCGCTTCCGCGACGCGGTGTGCGGCCGGCGATTCGGCAAGACTTTCCTCGGCAAGGCTGAGATTCGGCGCGCCGTGCGCCTGGCGGCGCAGTGGGGCGTCAGCGTCGAAGATGAGATCTGGTACGCGGCGCCGACGTTCAAGCAGGCGAAGCGGGTTTTCTGGCGCCGCCTCAAGCAGGCCATCCCTGCCAGCTGGCGTGCTTCGAAGCCGAACGAGACCGAGTGCTCGATCACTACGAAGGCGGGCCACGTGGTCCGCATCGTCGGCTTGGACGCCTACGACAATCTGCGCGGCTCGGGCCTGTTTTTCGTCCTGGTGGACGAATGGGCGGACTGCCCGTACGTCGCGTGGGAAGAAGTCTTGCGGCCGATGCTGTCGACCTGTAAGTACACGATCAACGGCGAGCAGCGAATCGGCGGGCACGCGCTGCGGATCGGCACGCCGAAGGGTTTCAATCACTGCTACGACAGCTATCTGGATGGGCAGGGCAAGGAGCCTGACCATAAGAGTTGGCTCTACACCTCGCTCGACGGCGGCAACGTTCCGCCGGAAGAGGTAGACGCGGCGCGGCGCAAGATGGACCCGCGCACGTTCCGGCAGGAGTACCTCGCCAGCTTCGAGAACTACCAAGGCGTCATCTACTACTGCTTCGACCGCAGGAAAAATCACACCGACGACACGGTTCAGCCCGGCGACGCGCTGCACATCGGCATGGACTTCAACGTCGGCAAAATGGCCGCAGTGGTGTTCGTGATCCGCGAAGGGCTGCCGCGCGCGGTCGATGAATTCTCGGATGTGTTCGATACGCCGGCGATGATCCAGAAGATCAAGGACCGCTACAAGCAGGCTGGTCAGCAGCACACCATTGCGGTCTATCCAGACGCCTCCGGCCAGAATCGTAAATCCAGCTGCGCCAGCGAGTCGGACCTGTCTCTGCTGCGCGCCGCTCTGTTCACCGTGGTGGTGGATCCGACCAATCCATCGGTCAAGGACCGCATCAACAGCGTGAACGCCATGTTGTGCAATACCTACGACGAGCGCCGGATGCTGGTCAACACGAACAAGTGCCAGAAGTACACGCTCTGCCTTGAGCGCCAGATCTACGACGACAAAGGCGATCCGGACAAGAAAGGCGGCTTCGACCACAACAACGACGCCGGCGGCTACTTCATCACGAAGCGCTGGCCAGTCGTCAAGCGCACGGCCCAGGCTGGGACGCTGAGAATTTAAGCAAGGAAGCTATGGCCAAGGTCAACGAAGTCTCAGCAGCAGTAGCTGCGATGCAGGCCGATTGGAACAAGATCGACGCGCTGCTGGGCGGTACCAAGGCGATGCGCGCCGCGCGCGAGACCTACCTGCCGAAGTTCCCTGCCGAGGACCAAGAGAGCTACGACTACCGCGTGAAGACGTCGACGCTGTTCAACGGCCTTGGTCGTACTTTGGAGAACATGGCCGCTAAGCCGTTTGCCGAGGCGATCACCTTTACTGATCTGGATCCGGTCGCCGAGGCGTGGCTGGAAGACATCGATCAGTGCGGCAACAACATGACGGTGTTCGCGCACAGCGTATTCACCGAAGGCCTTGCCAAAGGGATGACACACATCCTGGTGGACTACCCAGTCACGGTGGACGACGAGGGCCGCCAGCTGTATCCGACGAAGGCGGCCGAGGATGCCGCCCGCGTGCGGCCGTATCTGGTGCACGTCAAGCCGGGCCAGATCATCGACGCGGTGCCGATGAAGGGCAAGGGTGGCGCGCAGGTTATCGGCCAGGTGCGCTTCATGGAGTGCGTCGAGGAGCCGGCACCTGATGGCGAGTTCGGAACGAAGACCGTCCAGCAAATCCGCGTGCTGGAACCTGGTCGCTGGGCGACTTACCGCAAGGGCACTGGCTCGCTGAGCGAAACGTGGGTACTGCATAAGCAGGGTGTGACCTCTCTCGACTTCGTTCCGATGGTCACGTTCTACACGAAGCGCACCGGGTTCATGACAGCGACGCCGCCGCTCAACGATCTGGCGGACCTGAACATCAAGCACTGGCAGTCGTCGAGCGATCAAGACAGCATCCTGCACACCGCGCGCGTGCCGCTTCTCTCCATCACCGGCTTGCAGGACGACGACAAGGTCGAGATCGGCGCGAAGTCGTTCCTGCGTCTGCCAATGGGCGCCGAGGCCAAATACGTTGAGCACACCGGCGCTGCGATCGATGCTGGCCGCGTCTCGCTGCAGGATCTGGAAAACCAGATGCGCGCGATGGGCGCCGAGCTGCTGGCCGAGACGCAGGTGAGCACGACGGCGACGCAGAATAACATCGAGAATGCCGAGCAGCAGTGCCAGCTCTCGCGAATGGTGCAGGGCTTGGAAGACACGCTCGACAACGCGCTGGACATGATGCACATCATGAAGAAGATGGAATACAAGGGCGACCTGGACATCTTCGACGACTTCTCGTCCGACGCTGTGCTGGCCACGGCCGCGCCGTTCGTCATCGCGCTGATCCAGTTGGTGAACAACGGCCTGTTGGACAAGGAATCGGCCTTCGAAGAGATGCAGCGCTACGGCATCATCAATCCGGACAAGGTGTGGAAGGATGTGCAGGCGAAGCTCGAACTGGAAGGCCCGATGTTCGACGTGCCGATGCCGGGTGCCAAGCCGCCTGCACCAAGCCCGGCGCCGGCACCTGCGCCAGCCATTGAATAATGGGCGCGCTCGAAGAGCGGCTGCTTGAGGCACTGCTTGGCGCCAGCGTCAACATGCTGCGCGCCGAGGCGGAGATCAAGGCCAAGGTCATCGCGCTGCTGGTGCTGATGCAGAAGGATCTGGTGGGCATGCTGGTCAACGCCGGCGAGCTGACCGAGATGAATAAGCTGGCCAAGGCTGCGGTGCTGCGCGAGTCGAATCAACTGATTGCCAAGTACTACGGCGAGGCTCAACTCAAACTCGACCTGGTCGGCGTGGCCGAGGTCGAAGCGCTGGCCGTCCGCAAGGCGCTGACCAGCGTCATAAAGCGCGCGGCGCCCGGCCCGATCAGCGCCGAAGTACGCCTCGGCATGAACATGCCGACCGAGGCCTACCTCAAGAAGTTGGCCAGCGACACGCTGATCCAAGGCTCGCCGGCAAAGAACTGGTGGCTGCGCCAGACGCAGGACACGCAGTTCAAGGTTGCGAACCAGATCCGCATCGGCGCCGCACAGGGCGAGACGAACGCGCAGATCATCAAGCGCATCGTCGGCGAGGAAGCCAAGGTGCTGCCGGCGGTGCCTACCGCCAAGGTCCCGGTCACGCCAGAGATTGCCCCCGGCGTGCCGGGCGTGATGCCGCTGGCGAAGAAGAACGCCGCCGCCATCGTGCAGACCAGCATGGCCACGGTATCGGCTGCGGCGCGCCGCGCCACGCTGGCGCTGAACAAGGACGTCACCAACGGCTTCATGCAGGTCAGCACGCTGGACAGCCACACCAGCCTGACCTGTATCGCCTACAGCGGTGCATGCTGGAACTGGGACTACGAGCCGATCAATGGCAACGACCTGCCTTGGAACGGCGGCGTGCCGCGCCACTGGAACTGCCGCAGCGCCGAGATCGCGCTGATGAAGACGTTGCGCGAGATGGGCATCGACATGGACGAGCCGGAGCCCGGGCAGCGCGCCTCGGCGGCCGGGCCGGTCAGCGCGAAGACGACGTTCGAAGAGTTCCTCGAAAAGATGGGCTCAGCCTATCAGGATGAGACGCTGGGCAAGGGCAGGGCGGAACTGTTCCGCGCCGGCAAGCTTACGCCGCGCGAGTTGGTCGATATGTCTGGTCGACCACTGAAGCTCGAAACGCTCAAGGCGGCGCTTGTGAACTGATGTAGAATTTGGCGTATGACCTTCGATGCCAAATCCCTGTTGACCGAGCCGCTTCCGCCTGACCTCACGGTCGATGGGTTAGCGGCAGCGCTTGCGCAGTTGCAGGCGATGGGCATGGGTGGTGCTGGAATCAAGTTGTCGGATGGTGCTGCGATACGCAAGGTTGACCTTGTCGCGCACGGTGAGCAGCCGGCCCACTTCGTGTTGAATGACGGAATCGCAAAACCAACACCGAATTAGACCACAAATTATTCCAGGAATTATTCCAAGGCCACCCGGGCAACCAGGTGGCCTTTTTTATTGCCGCAAGCGGACGCGACGCGGTGCACGGCCGGAAGGCCATCGATAGGGCGGATGCCCGGAAAGACCCACCATGCCATTCAAATTCAATGCTGACGGCACCATCGCAATGGATGCCACTGCGAAGCTGCCGATCTTCATCAACAAGGACGGCGCGGAAGCTCCATTTGACGCCGACACCACCGTCGCCAACATCGGTCGCTTGAACGGCGAAGCGAAAGCGCACCGCGAGGCCAAAGAAGCTGCCGAACTGGCATTGAAACCTTTCCGTGATGCGGGCATCGAAGATCCCGTGGCCGCAGGCGCAGCGCTGGCGACGGTCAAGAACCTGAACGCCGGTGAACTCAAGACCGCCGCACAGGTGCAAGAAATCAAGGACGCAGCTGCTAAGTCTGCCAAAGAATCGGTCGAGGCCGCGACCCGTGCCGCCGCCGAGAAAGAGCGCACGCTGACCGAGCAGAACGTAAAGCTGACGCAAGACCTGAACAACCACATCGTCGGCGGCAGCTTCGCTGGCTCCAAATTCATCGCCGACAAGCTGGCTATCCCTGCTGATATCGCCCAGAAGGTGTTCGGCGACCGCTTCAAGGTCGACGGCGGCAAGCTGCTGGCACTGGACGCGAACGGCAATCCACTGTTCTCGGCGACCCGGCACGGCGAACACGCCAATTTCGAAGAAGCGATCGAAGTGATGGTCAGCCAGTACTCCAACAAGAACATGATCCTGAAAGGGTCTGGCGCCTCGGGCGGCGGTGCTCAAGGTGGTGCTGGCGGCACCGGTGGCGGCAAGACCATGACCCGCGCGGCCTTCGACGCCGCAACCCCGGCCGCCAAGTCCGAATTCGCCAAGAGCGGCGGCACCGTCACCGACTAACCAATCATGCTCTACCGGAGGCCAGCCGATGCGCTGGCCTTTTTTATTACGGCAGTACCGCAAGACGCAGCCAACGCCTGGATGGGAGTTGGTGCTTTGGGCTGGATGGCCTGTCTGTTTCAAATCTCCAAAACACCAACTTTTTAAAGGGTACATCATGAAGAAAACCATGCTGTCGGTCATGGCGCTGTGCGCCGTGGCCTTCCACTCGGCCGCCTCGGCCACTACCGCGATGGCGCACAAGGCTGTCGAAGCCGTCGCCGTAGTGCCGGCGAAAGTCGATTTCGCTGGCCGCGTCCTGATGGAGCTGGCGTACCGCTACATCACCAACTACGCCGCCCGCACCGGCGTCGTACTTGGCGTCAACTCGTTGAGCGGCCTGATCACCACCATCTACAGCGCTTCCGATCAGGTTGCCCGCGAAATGGTCGGCTTCATTCCGGCGGTGTCGGCTGACATGAACTTCACCCGCGCAGCGGTAGGGCAGGAGGTCACGTCGCCGGTCGCACCTGCCGCAACCGCAGGCGATATTACCCCTGCTGTGACGCCGCCGAATGACGGTGATCAAACCATCGGAAAAAAGGGCGTGATCATCACCAAGGCCCGCCGCGTGCCGATTCGTTGGAACGGCGAAGAGCAACTGGCACTGGACAACAACGGCGCCAGCTATAACGTCATCCTGCGCGATCAGTTCGCGCAAGCGATGCGAACACTGGTGAACGAAGTCGAATCCGACCTGGCTGCGCTGTACGTCAAGGCTTCCCGTGCATGCGGCACCGCCGGCGTTGCCCCATTCGCCACTGCTGGCGACCTGACCGACACAGCCGGCGCGCTGCGCATTCTGGAAGAGAACGGCGCTCAAGGCCTCGACTTCCAACTGGTACTGGGCTCGGCGGCGATGGTCAACCTGCGCGGCAAACAGTCGGGCCTGTTCAAGGTCAACGAAGCTGGCCGTGAAGACATGCTGCGCAACGGCATGACCGACCGCCTGCAAGGCTTCGCTCTGCGCAACAGCTCGGGCATCAAGCTGCATACCAAAGGGACTGCTGCCGCCGCGACTACCAACGCTGCGGGCTACGCCATCGGCGCCACCGTCATCTCGCTGGCGTCTGCTGGTACCGGCACCTCTCTGGTGGGCGACACCATCACCTTCGCCGGTGACACCAACCAGTACGTGGTGGCGAGCGGTGACGCCGACGTATCGAACGGCGGCACCATCACCCTGGCGGCACCCGGCCTGCTGAAGGCGATCCCAGCCGCCGCGACCGCCATCACCGTCGCAGCGACGGGCTTCCGCAACATGTTCTTCGCCCGTTCGGCGATTCAGCTGGCGACCCGCGCGCCGGCGCTGCCGAAACAAGGCGACTCGGCGGTCGACCGCATGCTGGTCACCGACCCGCTGACGGGCCTGACCTTCGAGATCAGCATGTACGCCCAGTACCGCCAGATGCAGTACGAAGTGGCGCTGGCCTGGGGCTGCGGCTCGGTCAAGGATGAATTCATCGGCATCCTGCACGGCTAAACCGACAACCCACCCGGCGGCCAGCACGGCGCCGGGCAACCTGCGAGAACTCCATGAATTCCACCATCAAAGTCAAATCCACCGACCCGGCGAGCCAAGGCCCGTTCGTTGTGATCAACACCGCCGACTTCAATGCGGACGTCCATGTGCCATACGACGACGACTCGGCCGAAGCACTGGCCGGTGCCGTTCAGTCGGGTGTAATCGTCCCCCCCGTAGCCGAACTGCAAGCTGGCTTCGAACAGCTGCAAGCGCGTGAGCGCGCCCTGGCCGACCGCGAAGCTGAGCTGGTCGAGCGTGAGAGCGCCAGCTTGATCGAAGCACAACGCCTGGCCGACGAGAAGGCCGCGCTGGCCGCCGCCGGTACCGGCACACCGAGCTACGCAACCATGTCCAAGGACGAGCTGCAGGCCGCCCTGACCGCGCAAGGCAAATCGTTCCCAGCAGCGGCCAACAAGGCCGACCTGATCACGCTGCTGACCAGCGCGTAATCCCGCCTCGCTCCACGACCAGCCCGCCGCTTGCGGGCTTTTTTCATTCCGCCATCGAGATAGCCCATGTCCATCACCACCACGATCAAAGTCGGCGAGACCGGCAAGACCATCACGCTGCCAGAAGGTAAAGCGCTGACGATCAAGCCTACGGTCGGCTCCATCGGTACGGCCGGCGTGGCCTACCTGCTGGACCAGGCGCTCGGCGGCAACAATTCGAAGGGTTCGTGGCAAATCGGCTCGGCCGCGCTGGCGCCCATCGGTCCTTACGAAGGCACCCAGAAGATCCTCATCACCTGCACCGCAGGCAGTATTGATGCGACGGTGGGGGATGCGGTGGTGGGTGCAGCTCAACTAGAACGTGATGCCGCAACTAATGAAATCGGACTAGCTGGTCCAGCGACCGATAATGCAATCGAAGAAGCTTTCCGCTTGGCCTTCAGCCAGATTGTGCCCAAGACCACGCCGACTGTGGTGGAGACTGTACCGACGCTGGCGATGACGGGCACTCGCTACTACATTGATCCTATCGCTGGCAATAACTCGCTGGCGGGTACGTCCAAGGCAACTGCGTGGGCCAGCATCACCAAGCTGATCAGCCTCAATCCCGGCGCCGGGGCAGTGATCCACCTTGCCGACGACAGCATTTCCGATTTTGCCGATACCTTTGCCGTCTACAAGGCGCGTACAACCTTCCCGTATAACGGCATCGACAACTTCCGTGGCACTGCGGCGCAGCCGATCATCATCAAGCCCTACACGGCACGTCCCGGCTCGACGCAGAAGCGCCCCATCATTCGCTATTACGGCGTGCTGGCCACCAGCGACTGGACGCAGGAAACCGGCATCGGCCCGAACGTCTGGTCTGCGCCATTCACCGGCACCTTCGCCAACGATGTTTCGTCGCGGATGCTGTTCGGCCCCAACAAGGTTCTTGGCGTGGCTCCACGCCAGCAGGTCGTTGGCCAGGCCTACGGCAACACGCCGCAGCAGCTCGCCAAAGATCGTGATTTCGCCTTCGATGGCACTAAGCTGTACGTCTATTCGTCGGGCGGCAATCCCACCACCTACTACAACGGCGTGTATCTTGCCGGCCAGCCGGTATTTTCATCGTCATGGGAAGGCGGCCACCACACCAAGTGGGTCGGCCTGCGCTTTGAATACTGCAACGGCTTCATCCTTGAATACTCGTCCACCAACGCCAATTCGGTGCAGGGCTTCGAGATTTCCGACTGTGTTTTCTATCGCTGCAACCCCGGCTATTTTGCCAACAAGGCCACGGCTGGTTCGGCGTCCGAAATGGTGGTGACGTTCAAGAATTTGCGCCTCATTGAAACGCCGTCGTCGGGCATCCGACTGGGCAGCACCACCGGCACGGCAGGCAACACTATGAGCTGGGAAGTGCTCAAGGTGCGCGTCTATGGCGGCAATTACTGCTCGTCCGTGGGCGGCGCGCTGCTATACAACCAAGCGAAAGGCGGCACCAAGCATATCGTGTGGGGCTGCTACGGCTACGACTGCCGCAATGGCACTGGCGGCAACAACATCGATGGCGCGTTTGTCTACCACGACGTTTCCTCGCGTGACAATATTACGGCATTCAACATCGCCGAGCGCTGCGGCGTCCCGTTCCAGTTGAACAATTCGGTGAACTCCACGATGGTTGCAAATGCCACCATCGATTGCATCGGCCTTGCGCAGATCACCGGCGCGCCGGACGTGAACACGCCAAACCAGTCGTACATTTGCGCGCACAACACATGGCTCTGGACCGGGCGCGTCAACAGCGCGGATATCCCAATCGGCCCTTCGGCACCGAAGTTTGCTACCGGCGCAGTCATCACCGAGTTCAACGACCAGGTTGGCGCGTTTGGTTCTGGCAACAAGTTCACCAATCTGGTAATCGCTAACAACTTGGCGGTGTCGGCCGATCCCGCATCTGCCAACAAGCCGATGCTGTCGTACATCCTGAGCCAAGTTACCACGGCCCTGATCGCAGGCAATGCAGCCGCTGGCCTCGGTGCGGTGTTGGCGAAGGACAACGGCGTGGACAGCACCGCAACTGGCAATGTGATTGCGCTGGCGGCGTCGCTGGCTGATATCGAAACTTGGCTGCCGAATGCACGTACTGGCAATGCTCGCCCGGCGAAAGATACCCCGCTTGCTGGTATCGGCGCCGCGCTCTCGATCCAGTACCAGGACATCGCCGGGAAGAACTTTGCCGCACGGCCCACGCCAGGTTGCTATGAGACTCTGGTTTAACGCCATGACACTGACCGTTGAAACCGGCACCGGCCTGCCGAATGCCGAGAGCTACGCAAGCGTGGAGCAAGCTGACGCGTACCACGCAAAGCGACTGAATGCGATCTGGGCGTCGCTCGATGCCCCGACCAAAGAGGGCCTGCTGATCAAGGCCACCGAGTACATTGTTGGCCAGTATCGCGAGCGGTGGAAGGGCGTGCGCACCAACACGACGCAGGCGCTGGACTGGCCGCGTTACAACGTGCAGCTGCCGGACGTAGGCTTCGGTCAAGTCGCAGCCTACGTGCCCTCGAACGTGGTGCCGGCCGAGGTGGTGAGCGCCTGCTGCTGGCTGGCGCTGCAGGCGAGCAGCGGCGACTTGGCGCCGAACCTCGACCGCACGATCAAGCAGGACACCGTCGGCCCCATCACCACGATTTACTCGGACGGCGCGCCGGAGCGCCCGCGCTACACGGCGGTCGACAGCATGCTGGCCGCGTACCTGTGCGGCTCGCGCAACTCGGGAAGGTTGGTGCGCGGATGAACTGGCTGGGCCGAGACACGGTGCGCGCGCCGCACCTCTTGCTCTGCTTGTCCGAAAAGGAGTACCTGCGCGCAGCGAAGCATTGCGGGTTGGAGCAGCCGTCATCATGGCTCGGCGCCGCAGCAGCAGGCACGTGCCACACATGGGAGAAGGGCGGGAAGTTGATTTGCATCGTTTGCATACGCCCACCCGGCGAAGGTGCCGACCCGATTCAAGTGGCGTGCTCGCTTGTTCACGAAGCTGTGCACGTTTTTCAGGAGCTGTGCCAAAGCATCGGCGAAGCCAGTCCCTCGTCCGAATTTGAGGCGTATTCGATTGAACGTATAAGCGAGCAGCTGATGCGCGAGTTCCTGCGTCGAATGGAGGCTTCGTGACCGACTACCTCGCCAAAGCAAAAAATGCTGACAAGACCTTTCGCCGCTATGGCCAGCTGCTGACTCTGACGTTCAAGCAGCCCGGCACCTACGTCGGCGGCGCGGTCGTACCGGGCACGTCCGTCACCAAGCGCGCATGGGGCATCGAGACCGGTGTCACCGCGCACGACCTGGGCGTCGGGACGATCAACGGCACGCTGATCGAGTCTGGCGACCGCAAGATCCTCATGTCTGCATTCGACGATAGCGGCGCGGCGCTGCCGGAGATGAAAGAGGACGACCTGGTGCTGGCCGGTGGCGTGACCTACAAGGTCAAGAACGTCGACAAGGTAGCGCCGGCCGGCGTGGTCGTCATGTGGCAGTTGGTAGGCCGGATCTGATGGCTTCGTTTTCGTTGTTTATCGCCGAATGGTGCAAGAAGGTCGGTGGTGACCTTGATACCGTCGTGCGCTACTGCGGCATGGCCGTCGACGGCAAGCTGATGTACCGCTCGCCAGTCGGTGATCCAACAACGTGGAAGGTCAATCCGAACAAACCAAAGGTGTTCGGCAAATTCGGCGCGGCCGGGCCGAAGGCAAACTGGCAACTGGGCTTCATGAGCAAGGGCGCGTCGACGTATCGAATGTCCGGCGCCGGCTACGTGGGCGGCCGCTTCCGTGGTGCTTGGATGGTCTCCATCGGAGCTCCGGACAATTCGCTCGGCACGGTGCTGGACCCGAGCGGAAATATCACGTTGGTGGCGCACAGGGCGATTCTCGCAGCGGCGAAGGCCGGCGACGTGATCCACTTCCGCAACAACATGCCCTATGCGGAACGGCTGGAAAAGGGCTGGTCGAAGCAGGCGCCGCTGGGCATCGTCGCCCTGACCGTGGTCGAGTGGCGCACCATCGTTGACAACGTCGTGAACGGAATCCGCAGCGGTACCAGCGCCGAGGACTTCGCGCAGGGCTTCAAGACTTATTCGCTATGAGCATCCCAAACATCCGAAACGCGCTGGAATATGCGCTGGCCAGCATCATGCCGACCATCGATATCGTGCACGAGAACGGCGAACGGTACGAGCCGCAAGATGGCGTGCCGTACTGCGAGGCCTACTTGCTCGTGGCCGACCCAAGCAATCCGGTGGTGGGCCAAGCCTTCCACCGAGAGCTGGGAATCTTCCAGATCAACCTTCAATACCCGCTCTTGGCCGGCACACTCGAATGCGCCATGCGCGCTGAACAGCTGCGTGCGGTGTTCAATCGCGGCGCAACCTTCATCGATGGCGGCGTGACAGTCCAGATCGACAAAACGCCAGAGATCGCCGCCGGCGCGCCGGAAGAGGGGCGCTGGCGCCAGACCGTGCGCATCCGCTGGCACGCCGACATTTTCACCGCATAACCACCGACCGTCGAAAGGCGGTTTTTTCATTCCGGCTCGCCATGTGCGGGCCTTTTTTATTTCCGAAAGGCTTCACATGTCCGCTACTGCAAATGGTATTAACACCCTGCTGGTGCTGGCCAAGCAATCTGCCGAAGGCACCAAGGCGCTGGCCGCCGGCGGCCAGATCTATCCGAACGTCACCTCGACTTTCGACACCGACGCTGACAAGTACTCGAGCAACGAGAAAGACCCGAGCCAGCAGCAGGGTGACACCCGCCTGGGCAACTTCCGCACCAGTGGCGACCTGAAAGGCGAGGCTTCGTGCGGCACCTATGCCATCCTGATGGCCGCGTTGATGCGACGTGACTTCACGTTGGGCGGCAGTACGGCGGCGGCCACGACCATCGCGGCGGTTGCCGATGGCTTTACCCGCACCGCCGGTTCGTTCCTGGCGGACGGGCACCGGGCCGGAACGGTCGTCCGCGTCACTGGCTTCGTTGCACCAGCGCTGGCGAACAACGCGAAGAACTTCTTCATCACCAGCGCGACGGCGCTGAAACTGACAGGCCAGTATCTGGATGGCAGCACCATCGTCACCAAGGCCGCCGGTGATAACGTCGCCATCGCAGCCCCGGGCAAGCGCACCTATACCCCGCTGACCGGCCACACCACCGATTTCTTCACCGCTGAGATCCAGCAGCCAGATATTTTGGTCCACCGCACCTTCGTCGATCAGCTGGTCAGCAAGATGGACATGGCCGTGCAGCCAAACGGCATGACCAGTTGCGACTTTACCTTCATGGGTAAGCGCGAGGATCCAACCACGCCGGCGGCCTACTTCACCGGGCCCACCGCAGCACCCAATACCGGCAAGTTCTCGGGTGCCACTGCGATGTTGTCGGTAGCAGGCATCCCCTCGCAAATCTGCACCGGTATGTCTGTATCGCTGGATGGCCAGGTCAAGATTGACCCGGTCATCGGATCCAAGTACGCAACGGCCGCCTCGCGAGGCAAGGTGCTGGGCACTGGCCAATTCACCGTGCTGATGCAGGATAGCGCATACATCGACTACTTCAAGTCGGAAACCGAGGTGTCGCTTGCCTACGCGATGGCAGCCAGTAACCTGCCGCTCGCCGACGTTCTGGCGCTCCAGATGGGGCGCATCAAAATCACTTCCGCCAAGGTAGATGACGGCGAGAAGAACAAGATCGTCACCTGCCAGTTCGACATCCTGCGTTACAAGGGCACTGACCTGCAGCACGAGTTGACCACGCTGGCCATCCAGGACACCACTCTGTAATTCACCACCGGCTAGGCCGGCAAATCTCTTTGGCGCAAGCCATCACCAGCACCGGCCGGTCGCTGTCGCCTTCGCGGGCGCGGCGGCCGGCACGGGCACCTATTCACCCGCGAAGAAAGGAAACACCATGAACACTGCTCAAACCATCGCCGCCGCTGGCTTCGATATTGCCAACCTGACCGCCACCGACACGGCACCGGTGACCCACAACGTCGACGTACTGTTCGATGATGATGGCAATGCCACTGCCGGCTTCACCATCGTTGGCAAGAATAGCCCGGAATACCAGGCTGAAAGCCACGCTGTGCGCGCCGATGCGCATAAGCGGTCCGCCATCCGCAAGTCCGCAATCGACGTTAAAACCGATGAGGGCGCGAGCAAGCTGGTCGATGTAATCGACAGCAACGCAACTCGCCTGGCGCTGTCTGTCGTCACCGGCTGGTACGGCTTCACCAGCGCCGGCGTGCCGGTGCCGTTCGATAAGAAGCTGGTGCTGTCGGCGTTCAAGAAGTACCCGACCTGGGAGGACAAGGTCAACGCCGCGCTGGAGGTTGACTCCAATTTTTTGAAGGTCTCGTCGCCAGCCTCCTCGACTTCGCCAACCACCAGTTCGAACGGCTAAGCAAGGCCGCCGACGGTAGCTCGGTCGGCGAGCACGTCGACGCCGCGAAGCGCCACCCGCTCTACAAAGCTCCCGAGGAGCCGGTGGCGCCGGATCTGCCGCACGAAATCGCCTACATCTGGGAGTGGTTCAAAAAGCTCAGCCGAAAACGGCAGAGTGGAATGGGGCCGCTCCCAATCTCCAGTGAAGAAGTACTCGCGTGGTGCGCGCGTCAACGCGTCTCCTTCGAGCCGCACGAGCACGACATTCTCGACAGGCTCGACGACCTGTACCTGTCGCACCAATACAAGAAGGATAAGTGATGCCTGATATCGCCAGCCTTGGTCTACAAATCGACACCACTCAAGTGGTCGATGGCAAGAAGGCGCTCGACCAGTTCGCAGACTCGAGCGTCAAAGCGGACCAAGGCGCGCGCTCGCTCAACGGGCAGATGAACGACACGGCGAAGATCATGCGTGCGCAAGCGGCCGAGGCGCGCGCGACTGCAGCCGCAAACACCGCGCTGGGCACTTCGAGTGGCACAGCCAGCGTTGGTGCCCAGATCTTCATCGAGAAGTTGCAGGACCAGGTCGCGGTGCTGGGCATGAGTCGTTCGCAGCTCGCTGCATACCAAGCCGCGCAACTGGGTGTTTCGAAGGAGGCTGAGGCCTCCGTGGCAAAGCTGAAAGCGTACGAGGATGCCATCAAGGCCGCTGCCGACGCGAAGGCTGAGGCCGCAAAGCAGGCCAACATCCTGACGGACTCCATCAAGCTGCTCGTCGCCGGCTATGGCGCGCTCAAGTTGGGTGAGTATGTCAAGGATGCCGCGCTGCTGGCCGCCCGGTACGAGACGCTAGGCGTGGTCACCGAAGTGGTGGGCCGCAACGCCGGCTACACCAAGGCCCAGATGGACACTGCGACCGAGGCTATCGCAGCTCAGGGCATTACGATGCTGGAATCCCGCCAGTCGGCTATCAAGTTGGTGCAGGCGCACGTGGACCTAAAAAATGCGACAGGCCTGGCCAGGATCGCACAGGACGCCGCCGTCATCGGCAACATCAACTCCTCGGAAGCGTTTGATCGTCTGGTCAACGGTATTTCGCGTGGGAACGTGCTGATCTTACGAAATATCGGCATCAACGTGAACTTGCAGTCAGCCTACCAGCAAATGGCAGACTCAATCGGCAAAACCACCAAGGAACTCACCGAGAACGAGCGAGTGCAAGCGCGCACCAATGCGGTCTTCGAACATGGGACTGATATCGCCGGCACTTACACGGCAGCGATGGATACTGCTGGCAAGCAGCTGAAATCGATGCAGCGCTATACGGAAGACCTGAAGACTGTCATCGGAGAGACTTTCAACGAGACGCTGACCATCGCCGTGATGGCGTTGACCGACGGCCTGAAGGATGCCAACAAAGAAGTATCCGAACTGTCGAAGAATCAGCAGCTGCATGAGTGGGGGCGTTCGCTTGCCGACGTGTTTATCTGGGTCGCCAACAAGGTCGGAAATGCTACGACCCTTCTGCAACAGGCGTGGTCTTGGGCAGATCACAAATCCGCTCGCGACGACATCAATGCAAAGTACGACGGGCAGGTCGAGGAAGCACTCAGCCAAGGCGGAATGTTTGACGTGTCGAAGCGGAATGAGGCGCAGCGACGCATTAACGCCGAGCGTGCTGCGGCGCTTGCCGAGGAGGAGGTGGCGTACGTCACGCATCAGGCCAAGCTATCGACACAGTATGATGCCTTCGCCAAAGCAGGTGCAGAGCGAGAAGCAACGATCGCCGCCAAGCACAAGGCAGAGACCGAAGCGCGCCTCAAGATCGACCAGGACTATTCGAAAGCCGCGTCCGACATTCTGTTGAAGTCCGCCGCTCAAGGTGCTGCTGCGCAAGAGGCGGCACGTCAGAAAGTGATCGCGTTGTATAGCGCCACGTATGTGGGCACGCCTACTTTTCGCGACACCGAGGGCCGGGAGCCGAAACCGAAGGTTGACAAGGTCGCCAGCACCGAGCTGGATGATCGCCTGGCGCGCATTCAGGATGAGGTGAACGCCGATAAGGAAATGTACGAGACCATGCAGCGCATGGAGGATATGTTCCATGCTGCTGGCAAGATGGGTGATGAGGAGTACTATCAACTCAAGCGCGATCACATCGACGCCGCACTCAAGGATCAGGTCTACGGCTACAACAAACAGATCGCCGAGCTGAAGGCCTACCAAAATGGCACGGAGGCCGAAGCGGCGAAGCACGCTAAGCAGATCAGCGATATCGAGGCGAAGCGCGCAGCTGCTGGTGTCAAGGCTCAAGACGAGCTCAGCCTGTTGGATGCGAAGGAATTCTTGCGCAAGGACGCCGTTGCCGCTGCTTCGGGCGCTGCGGCCAACAAGTACCTCGCCGGTCTCGATCAAGAAGCCAAGAAACTCGAGGATGCGAACGCCGCGCATGAGACCTCTCGCGGCGCTGTCGAACGGGAGACTATCGCACGACTGGACTTGGCTATCGCCTACCAGAAGCAGTTCATCGCCGAGCAGGATCCCGCCAAGGCTACAGCCGAGGAGATCGCGCAGGGCCCGGCTGTTCTCAAGTACCTGGAAGACGTGCGCGCCGCGCGTGCGCGCATTGCCGCCGGCCTCGACGTACAGCAGTCCATCCAGTACAAGGACAAGGCGGCCGACCTGGCTATCAAGGACTGGCAGCGCGCCGGTCAGACAATTTCGGAGGGCTTGACCGACGCCTTCGGCAAGGCCGGCAAGGCGGCTGGCGATATGTTTAAGGCCTACGCCCAAGGCATGGAAGGCCAACTCCGCGCCCAGAAGGAACTGATTGCAGCCAAGAAGCTGGCTAACGATGACCCTCAGAAAATCAACGAGATCAACCGCGCCCAGGTCAGCGGTGCACAAGCCCAGATCAAGTCGTACGCCGACATGACTACTGCTGCGCAGGGCTTCTTTGCCGAAGGCTCGCGCGGCTACCAAGCGATGCACGCGGCGTCGGTCTTGCTGCACAGCGCCGAGGTCGCCCTCAGCCTTATCAAGGGCGTCAATGCCGTGCTGACGCAGGGCGAAGGCGATCCATACTCGGCGTTCGCCCGCATGGCCGCGATGGCCGCGATCGTGACCGGCCTCGGGGTGGCGCTGAGCGGTGGTGGCGGGGGTGGTGGTGGGCAGTCGGCCGCCGACGTCCAGAAGGCGCAAGGCACTGGGACGGTCTTCGGCGACACCTCGGCCAAGTCGGATTCGATTCGCCGCTCGATCGAGCAGCTGACCACGAACTCCAACGATATGCTGCCGATTAATCAGGGCATGCTGAATGCGCTTCAGGCTATCGAGTCGGCTATGACTGGGTTGACGAATCTGATCGTTCGCACTCCAGGCCTGACCGACGGTTCGAACTTTGGCGTGCAAGAAGGCGTCACCGGCATTGGCAACGGTTTGACCAGCGCTGTGACGAAACTGACTTCGCTCGGAGTGGGGGGCTGGACTGAATCACTGTCGAACGGACTTGCCAAGTTATGGGGCAAGACGACGCAAACGGTGATTGACTCCGGCTTGCAGTACGGCGGGAGCGTTCGCGGCCTGCAGCAGGGCCAGGGCTTTGAGCAGTATGCGAGCATCGACACCACTAAGTCGAGCTTCTTCGGTCTGTCAAAAAAGACCAGCAACCGCGTCGAAGTTCAGGGCCTGAACGGCGAGCTGTCGAACCAGTTCGGTCTGATCTTTACCAACTTGGACAAAGCGTTGCAATCTGCTGCCACCGCGATGGGCGGATCGGCTGCCGACGTCACCAAGGTGCTGGACAGCCTGACGCTGGAAAGCACGAAGGTGTCGCTCAAGGGACTGACCGGCACTGCGCTGACCGACGCCTTGAACTCCGTCATCTCGAAGTCGATGGACGAGATCGCGCAGGCGGCATTCCCTCAGTTGGACCAGTTCCGTCAGGTTGGCGAAGGGTACGCTGAGACTGTGATGCGCATCGCCAGCGACTACTCGAAGCTCGATGCGATCTTGACCGCCTCTGGCACGACCTTCGGCTCCACCGGCATGGCAAGCATCGCCGCGCGGGAACGATTGATCGAACTCGCGGGCGGCATCGACCAACTGGCCAGCCAGGCCAATGCCTTCAACACGAATTTCCTCACGAAGGCGGAGCAACTGGCGCCGGTGCAGAAGTACGTCACCGACCAGCTGGCCGCGATGGGTCTGCAAAGCCTCGACACCCGTGACAAGTTCAAGGAGTACGTGCTGGGCCTGGCCAACTCTGGCGCACTCGCAACCGAGGCCGGCGCGCAGCAATACACCGCGCTGCTCGCGCTTGCCGAGGCATTCGCGAAGACGCATGCTGCGACCGAGGACTTGACCAAGTCGGAGCAGGAGATTGCCGACGAGCGCAAGGACTTGCAGCAGCAGTACGATGAGTTGACGCTCAATTCGGTCGACCTGTACAACAAGCAACGTCTGGCCATCGATGCGTCCAATCGCGCCATCGCCGACCAGGTGCAAGCGCTGACGAGGTTCAACAGCGCCCAAGATGCTGCCCAAGGCGCGTATGAGAAGGAGCGCTCCTCGTTGCAATCGATCATCGATAAGCGGCTGCAAGAAGCGGACGCGACGCAGAAAGTGATTGATGGCCTGAAGCTGGGCGATCTGTCCACGCTGTCGCCGGAGCAGAAGTACCTCGAGGCGCAGCGCCAGTTTGACGCCGCAAGCACCGCCGAAGCGAAGAATGCCGCAGCACAAACCCTTCTGACTGCATCGCGAACCTACAACGGCTCGACCGACGCGTACTCGAAAGACTACGCCAAGGTGCAGGGTATCCTGGCCACGCAGCTGGCCTCGCAGAAGTCCGCTGCCACCATCGCGCAGCAGCAGCTCGCGGCGCTGGACAAGCTGGCGGGTGATGTTCTCGGTCTGGATACCAGTGCCGACGACATGGCGAAGGCTGTGCGTGATTTCCAGAAAACCGTGCTGGAACTTGGTGCTGCGATGATTGCACTAGCTAGCGCGAACGCGGTTGCTGGCAAGCCGGATACCGGGAACCTCGGCACCAAAGGAACCAAGGCAATCGACGATGCGCTCAGTGGTATTTACAAGGCGGAGTTCGGCCGTGATGCGGATGCCGCCGGCCTGGCATTCTGGGAGCAGCAGGTGAAAAATGGCGCCACCTACGACCAGGTGGTGACGGCTTTCCGGGCTTCCGATGAGTACAAGGCTATCCACGGCTCGCACGCGAACGGTTTGGAGTACGTGCCCTTCGACGGCTACCGGGCGGAGTTGCACCGTGGTGAGCGAGTCCAGACGGCGTCTCAAGTCGTCCAGGGGGACAAGAACGGCGCCGAAACCGTAGCGTTGCTGCGCGAGGTGATCACGGAATTGCGAGCCGACAAGACCCAGCGTGGCGCTGTGGGCGTTGAGACTTTGAAGAAGCTCGATTTGCTGGCTGCGGAAAACGCGAAGCTGAAGCGCGAACTGCAAAGGGCGTAAGCGATGATCCTGATCGAAATCACGGCCGCCGTCGATGCTGCCGGTACGCTTGCGACCCTCTACCTATCCGATAGCCACTTCATCACCTCGCCGGCCGACACGCCGGCCAACGTGTCGTTCCTCCAGTACTTGAAGGATCCGGGAAGTATTGGCGTGCACGCCTATTCGGATGGCAAGACAACTGGCGGCTCGACGAAGCTGGAGACAGGCGAGATCGTCGTCATCAACAACGGCCGCCGCTTTGATGAGTGGCTCGATTACGGCTTCGACGGCCGCGCCGTGACCATTCGGTCCGGCGCCGGCGGCCGGTACCCGGAGGACTTCCAGGTGCTGTTCACCGGCACGCTGGAAGGGCAGCCCGAGGCGAGCTGGGGACAGATCGTCTTTCGACTGCGGGACAAGCAATACCTCTTCTCCCAGCCGGCGCTGACGACGCGTTACACCGGTGGCAACGTGCTTCCACAGGGATTCGAAGGCACGGCGGCGGACATTATGGGCAAGGTGAAACCGCGCGTTCACGGCACGGTCTTTAACGTGCCAGCAGTGCTGGTCAACACGTCCAAGCTGACCTATCAGGTCAACGATAGCGCGGTGTCATCCATCGGAATGGTGTATGACAGCGGCGCGCCACTTTCGGCCGGAACAACCGATTACCCGACGAAGGAACTGTTGCAGGCATCGACACCAGTAGCCGGCGGCTACAACACCTGCTTAGCCGAGGGATTCTTCCAATTGGCGGCGACGCCGGCCGGGCTGGTGACTGCGGACGTGGTGCAAGGGGCGAGCGCAGCCGATCGTACGGTTGCGCAGGTTCTTCGCCGGCTGGCCGGGGTGTCGTTGGTCGCCAGCGAGATCTCTGCGCCGGATGTCGCTGCTCTCGATGCTACCAGTAGCGCTCCTGTCGGTATTTGGCTAGCTGACGAGAGCACTACCATTCAGTCGGCGATGGACATGGTCGCTGCGAGCATCGGCGCTTGGTTCGGATTTGACGAGCTGGGCGTTCTGCGCATGGGTGTGTTGGCTGAGCCCACCGGCGAGCCGGTGCTTGATCTTCGGGACTTCCATGCATTGGAAGCGATCGAGCGTAGACCTGCGCGCGACAACAGCGTTCCGGTTTGGCGCATCACTATGAAGTACGCCCGCATCTGGTCGGTGCAAACCTCTGGGTTGCTTGGATCGGTCGGCGCCGACCGGCGTGCATACCTGGCGCTGGCCTCGCGCACTGTCGTGTCGCCAGATAGCGACGTCAAAAAAAAGCACCTGCTGGCGACGGATATGGTGGTCGAGGGACTACTCGTCAGCGCCATTGATGCGCAGGCGGAAGCTGATCGTCAATTGCAACTTCAGAAAAAGACTCGCGGGATTTTCGACGTCCCGCTTTCGGTCAGTGCGCTGGCCGACAAGTCGGTGTCGTTGATGAGCGTGGTGCGCCTGACGCTGCCGCGCTTCGACCTCGACTCGGGCAAGTTGTTTCGCGTAATCGGCCGCCGCCTGGAACTGGCAACGAACCAAATTATTCTCACTGTATGGGGTTGATCGATGGCTAATTGTATGATCGGGTTCCCCAATCGCGTCGATGCCGGCATTCTCGCCGGAGGCAGTTGGGCGCCGAAGCTGCCGTTGAAGAATTTGCAGACACGCCTACTGGGCGAGGTGGCACGGTCTACCGATGTCGCGCTGGCCAGCACTCAATTCAACCTCGACCTGGGCAGAAGCCGAAAGGTCCGCATACTCAGCTGGCGGTATCACAACTTTTCTATCAACGCGAAGTTCCGCGCTCGAGCGTACAGCGATGCTGCGCATACACTGCTCATCGATGACTCAGGCTGGCTGCCAGTATGGAAAGTGATCTTTGGCCTGAACAAGTTGGAATGGAAGCATGAGAGCTGGTGGGGGCGGAAGTACACCAGCGAACAGCGCAAGCTCTACGTGCCTGAGCTGATTCACATCCTGCCGGTTGGGAAATACGCACGGTACTGGCTCATTGAATTCGATGACGGCGCCAATCCAGCCGGCTTCGTCCAGATCGGTCGCATGTTTATCGGCGACGCATGGCAGCCCACCATCAACATGAGCTACGATGGTTCTTCGCTTGCATGGGAGTCTACGACCGGAGTGGAGACTGCGATCAGTGGCGCCGAGTTCTTTGATCGAAAGTTCCCCGCCCGTGTTCAACGGGTTGCACTCAACATGCTCGACGAGGATGAGGTCTTCTCCAGCGCCTTCGAGATCCAAGGGCAGGGCGGCATTGATCAGGAAATTCTCTGGATTCATGACCCGGATGACACAACGCAGGCGATCAAACGCCAGTTCACAGCGCGCATGCGCACGCTCTCACCTGTCGAATACCCCACCTTCTCCCGCAACAACGTCGGCTTCGAGCTGAAGGAACTCCTCTAATGACCCAAGTAACCGCAAACGGCAATACCTATTCCGACGACGGCTCGACGCCCAAGGATATGAATGATGGGGGCTATGAACAGTGGTTCTTCCCCATGCTGCAGGACTCGCTGACCGAGGTTCTCGCGCGCCTGACTGCGGCGGCTGGCTCTGAGACTGCGGCGGCGCTCAGCGCGGCAGCGGCTATCGCGGCACCGAACACGAGCGCGACATCTACAAGCTCGGTTATCAATTCCGCCGGCACCAAGACTTTTATTATTCAAACCGGCAAGTCGATCGTGCCAGGGATGTGGGTGACGATCGCGCGGACGACCACGCCCAGCACCACCTGGATGAATGGCGCCGTCACATCCTACAACTCAGCAACTGGTGTCCTGGTCGTTGCTGTAACTCGTGTGGGCGGTAGTGGGACCTACAACAATTGGACCATTACGCTCTCAGCGCCCGGGACTCGCGATACTGGCAACTCACTACAGTCGACCAGCTCGAATTACATCAACACGCCTGTCGCGCAGCGCTATCAAAGCATGGCAGCAGCTGGGGCTGGTGCAGTTTATTCTGTAGACGAGAACGTGACGAGCATCCCCGGTCCGGATGCGCTCGTGCTGCACAACGGCACCGGTGGCTACGGGCATGATGTGCGAGTTGACAGCGCTGTGAGCGGCGGTTCGTTTGGATACATGGGGCCGCGCAAAGAAATCCGGTTGCATGCTGTTAATGGCATTCTCGAAAGCGCTGGCGGACGGCCGTACGGTACCGACGTGATGGCGAAGGTTGCATTCAGCTCTGTCGTTGCAGGCACCAGCGGAATCTATATCAAATCGTTCAAGCTCGATAGCGGCAACACGCTACTGCTTGTGCACGGTGCATCGCTGCATGCAGTGGTGGTCGATTCCAGCGGTAACTTCGGCACGTCTACGCTGATCCGTGCGACGATGAGTGCCGCCGGTGAGGATGCGACCGTAGCGGTGGCAGCGTTGCACAATGGTGCTGATGACGTGCTAATCGCATCCTGCCCGGCAGGCACTACCGCGCTGCAGTCGATGGTACTGCAAATTTCCGGGACCGGGCTAACGCCGAATTCGCCGACGCCGACGACACTCGGCTCTGCGGCGGCGCGGATTGTAGACCTGCTCCCTGTCGGCGTGTTGGGCACTGGCTTCGTGCTCGCCACAATGATTTCGACCACCTCGCTCGCTGTATTTGGCATGCTCATCACGGGTGGCACTTCCGTGTCGGTCTCGTCGTCGCCGAACACGACAACGACGACGGGATCGTGGGGGGCACTGCTGCCGGTGCCGGGAACCGACAATGTCATCGCGCTGGCTACGACCAGTAGTACCGTGCTGACGGCCAAGCCGCTGACTCTCACTCCGAGCAACACCACGCTCACACCTGGTACCTCAGCTACGACCGCGATCACCAGCAATGCTGGCCTCGCAGTGCGATACGACAGCACCAACGCGCTGTGGATGGTGTCACTGACGAATACCAAGGCATCCGTGGTGCGCCTGAGCCTGAGTGGTACTGTGGCCGCCTTCTCGAGTCAGCTGATCGTGCAAACGCTGATCACCACGATCAATACCTTCGCCGCCGGCAGCACGGCATTCGATCTGGCCGGCGCGAACCTGCAGGTGGCCGTGTCCGGCACCGACGCCAGCGGCAGGTTCCTCACCGAGATGACGTCTGTCTCGGTCCCGAGCGGCACGCCGACCGTAGCGGCTACCGCCACTGGCTACATGGCCGCTGCGCACGTGCCGGTCTACCTGATGGGCCGCCAGTGGCAGCTGGCCAGCGCGACGGACGTGGTCTACCTCAACTCGGACAACGCCATCGACGAATGGCGCATGCCTGGTATGGCGACGTTCGGCCAGGCCCTTGCCGCCAATGATCCGCTGTATCCGAAGTCGACCAAAGCGCGCTCGAGCATGCGCAGTTCCAGCCGCGCGATGGCGGTGCTGGACGGCACCAAGGCCAGCTTGCAGTACGACTGCGTCGGCGGATTCGCTGAGGCGACCGCCGGGCCAGTGCGATTCATCAACACGCCGCTCAACTACACAAGCCTCTCGGAGGAAAACGATGTTCTCTGGGCGGCCAGCGGTTCGGCACCATCCCTCAACCTCCACATTCAGAAACTGAGGCTCGCATGACGATTATCTCCTCCGATGCAGGATTGTTCGGCCCGTTCGGCCGCGTAGAAGAGCTGGGCGACCGGCTTCGAGCCTGGGTGACAAGCACACCCGAAGACGCGCCCGGTGCCGACCTGCCTGTTTGTGTCATAGGGCCCTATGAGCTGCTCAACATCGACGTGCCGCCTGGTTTCATCGCGTCGGATTACACCTGGAATGGCGCCAGCCTGCTGCCGAAGGCGCCGCCGGCAATCGAAGCGGAGGCTAATCCATGAGCCCACGCGCAACCGCAACTGAAGAAAAGGAACGCCAATTTGTGGATATGAGAGTCCCGCTTTCGTGGCTGCTGAGCTCGGCCGCCACCATCATCTTCACGCTGGGGGCGACGCTCTGGAACATCGCCGGCCAGTCGAACAAGCTGGACCAGTTGATCATCACCAACCAGAAGCTGGAGAAGCGGCTGGATGACCGCGACACGCGCATCGATAGCCTGCGCGACAAAATCTTTGCGCTGGAGCGCGCCAGCGACAATCTCACCCTGCGCATCGATACCCTCGAACGCGCAAAGAAATGAAAGGAGCCACCTGATGCTTTCCGCACTTATTTCCTTCCTCGGCGGCTCGGTCTTTCGCATGATCTGGGGCGAGCTGTCGTCCTGGCTGACGGCCGGGCAAAACCACAAGCAAGAGATTGAGCGCATGCGGCTACAAGGCGAGCTGGACGCAGCCGCGCACGCGCGCAACCAGGACGCCATCCGCTTGCAGGCAGAGCTGGGCGTCCAGACGATTCGCGTGCAGGGCGAGGCCGATATCGGGCGGGTTGAGGCCGACGGTTGGCTGGCCGCCGTGCGCGGCACCACCACGGCCACCGGTGTATGGTTTGTCGACCTGTGGAATGGAATTATCCGGCCGGCCGTGGCTACCTGGTCCGTCGGAATGATTAGCGGCCACTACCTGAAATGGTGGGTGCTGGACGAGAATGGCTGGTCGGTATGCGGCGCCGCGCTGGGTATCTATCTGGCCGACCGCGCGCTGTTCAAACGGGGCAAGTAATGGCTTCCGCCGACTTACTTGCACGGGCGAGGGCATGGATGCAGGGAGGCGCGGCCACGCCGGTACCGGCCAGCGTGCCGGTGGCGCCGGCTGAGCAGCTGAAGGACAACGAGCAGCTCGCGATCGAGATCGCTGCGGCGCTCTGTCGGCGCTTCGAGGGTTTGTTTATGCACCCGTACCTGTGCCCGGCCGGCGTGCCGTCGATTGGTTATGGCACCACGTACTACGCTGACGGCCGCGCCGTCACGCTGAACGATGCGCCGATCACGAAGGTGCAGGCTGAGCGCCTGCTGGTGCTCCAGATCCGCGACGTCTACCTTCCGGCCGTCCGCCGACTTTGCCCGGGGATCAACACGCCTGAGCGATTGGCCGCTCTGGTCGACTGGTGCTACAACCTCGGCGCCGGCAATCTGAAGACGTCGACACTGCGCCGCCGGATCAACGCTGGGCGATGGCTGGAGGTGCCGGGCGAAATCCGGAAATGGAAGTTCGCCGCCGGGAGGGTACTGCGCGGTTTGGTTCTGCGCCGTGATGCTGAGGCGGGCCTTATCTAATACGGCCTGAGCTCGCAACTCTGGTCTTCAACTTTCCGTCGGCATCAGAGATTCGATATTTTCGGCGCCTGTCTCCGAGCAGATACTGTAGTTCGCGAATGCTGAGACCAGTCTCCTCGTGAATTCTTAGGAGTAATGCTGCTCCGACGGGCATGCGGCGGTGTCGCATTTTGCTGATAAGTGGCGGCTGCACCGAAAGCGTGCGGGCGAGAGCGGCATCATTCTTTGCTTTCAAACGGCTTTGAATCTCGTCAAGAAGGCGATTCGGGTCGTATGGGAGCGTCATTTGGTTCGCGGGAATAATAGTTGGTAAAAAATAATAATACAATAGTTATTTGTCATTTTTCAATCGTGCGGGGATGCTCTATCCTATTGAAATCACGAGCCACCTTATGGAGGGGGTTATGATTTCCTTTGAGCCGGGCGACTTAGTTTGTAGGGCAGGATCGAACTTTCAGATGCTAGTGATTTCCGAGGTGAGCGGGGATTCAGGCGCAGAGAAAGCGACCTACTTTGATTGTGTTTGGGAATTCGATGGAGAGCTCCACTGCGAGACGTTTGAGTCGAAAGATTTGCGTTTATTGCGGAGAGAACGTCGGAAGTTGCCTCGACGGGGGATGTTGCAGTTTCCCCGCAACGATCGGCTACAACTGTCAACACGTGCGTAAAAAGTTGGCTCTAGGACGTCGGAAAATGTTGGAGTTGATATGGCAATGGTGTGCGATAGATAACGAATACCGCGCAAGAGGTATGGCATCTTATAGGCACGATTAATGAAGGAGAGTTAGATGAGCGACGACTTGAAAAACCGTGGTGCGCAGGACCGCGCCCGCATCAACGTGAACGAACCTCACGAGGTTGCCTATTGGACCAAGGAGTTGGGCGTCACGCGTGAGCGCTTGCAGCAACTGGTGAAAGAGGCTGGCACCAGCGCGCAAGCGGTTCGAGAAAAGCTGGCCAGCGACTAACCGGCAGGATCTGACGTGTCGCCGGCGGCTTCAACTATGACGAGGTCGCCAGGGCGAAACACTTCAAAGCGCGGCTCGCCGTCGACCGTCCATTCGCAGTAGATTCCGTTCCGCACGCCTTCCCAGTCGTGCTCTTCACCGAGCGCGGAGGACTTCACCCACATCACCTGGCCATCCGGATCGCCGCGCTGGCGGACGAGACTACCCTCTGGCGGGCGTTCATGTTTTGCTTCGCTGGTCATAATAATCCCATCTGCGTATTTGGCGCTGAGGTGCCCGGCTCGGACTTCTTCGCGCGCGGCGGCACCGGGAATTCCCACGCCCGCATCATCTCGGCTGGGTAGTGGCGTAGGAAGCTGCGTGCGTACTCGGGGTCGGTGCAACTGAGCCAGTCATCCCATTCCGACTGCGGCACGATCACCAGCGCACGCTTTTCATCGTCCGGTTTGTGGAAGCGGCGCATCAGCGGGTGCTCGTCGGCGTTGATCGTCAGCTGCGTGAAGCTATGCTCGGGGCCGGCTTCGCCATCCCACTCGCGCCACAGGCCGGCCACGGCGAACATCGACTGGTCGGACATGCCGATGCCCCAACGCACCGGCTTGCCGCTCTCGTAGTTCGGTTCATAGAATGCAGTCATCGGTACCAGGCACAGCTGTGACTTCTTCCACTGGCCGGAGAACGAGCGCAGCTGTCCGACCGTCTCGGCCCGGGCGTTCATCGTGTCAAACGGGCGCGCGCCGGGCGGGATGCGCTTGCGCGGCACCAGCCCATAGCTCGCCATCAGGCCCTCGCGATTGCCGCCGGCGCCGCGCCGCACGATCGGCGCGCCGTAATCCTTCCACGTCTCAGTTTTCCAGAAACCCGTATCGTGCAGGTCGAGGATCACGCCCATGACGGCGTCCAGCATTTCGGGATCGGGCGGGCGAAAATTCACGCACATGGCGCCTCCTGCGTTGAAACTTAAATAATAGCGCTAATTTCTTTTGGTGATTATACTGTATGTGCGTACAGTATTTATTCGAGGAAATAATGAAGGTGTGGGCATCAAGACGACGAGATGATGGTGTGGCGCTGACCAGCGCGCTGCCAGTGGTAGATGGCGCATCGCTTCTTGAGCTGGTGGTGGTAGAGGTGACGCTCGACGGCAACCGGCGGCCATCGAAAGTAGCGCGCCTGAAACCGATAGGCGAGCCGCGCATCTTGGCGCAGCTGCTACTGCCCAAGTTGGTGAAGCTGCAGGGCTGGAATCTGGTGCTGAGCGGTATCGAGGAATTGAGGGAAGGGCCGGGCCGAGCGCGCGGCATGGCCCAGACATGGGTTTGTACGCTTCGAGTTCCCGGAAATGCCGTTGGATTTAGGGTCAAGGATACCTGCCAAAACGGCGCGCCCCTCCCAAAAAGTGGCATCCGCGATGCAAGCGGTACGCGCGGCAATCTGGTGGTGAGCACCGATTTCGTCACGCCGCTCCATCGGCACACGCTCTGCGCCGAGGTTCACCACCACCAGATATCCACGTTCCCAGCCGGCCGCCTCGTGGACTGCCATATCGAGTGGATGTCGGACGAGACCTTCGAACTGGGCGGCCTGCGTATCTGGGAAGCGCATGGTGATCGCCCACAGCGCCTGGAGCGTGCCGGCTGGCTATGCGAGGTCGACGTCAAGGAGCGAGAGCTGACGAAACGCGGGGCGCGGACGCTGCGGTAGGTCAGACAGGTCGCCGCAATTAGTTGCTGCGTGATATCATCTTGCTTTCTTGGTGTTGATCGCCTCTCGGTTCCGTTAGCGCTTAAAATTTATTGGCACGAATTTGCCAATTGCGATTTCAAGTCGTTGAATTTAAACGATTTTCGTTTCCGGCTCGAGGCACCAAACCCACTTTTCAGATTTGCAGGTAAAAGCCGCTTTCCCAGTGTTTTACGGGGCTAAAGCGGCTTTTTTGCCTCTGGAACCTTCGATACGAAAGCGGCGGCTTTAGCTTGGGAGGCGGAGCAGCGTACGGCCGCAACTCGGTGATGATTCGAGAGAATGGCCAAATGAGTTCGACCGCTTCAAGAGGGCTTCTGTCGAAGAACTTTTTTGCATGGCGCCGCCTTGTGTCAACGATGACAGGACATTCGATTAAATGTCTGTCGATCTCTATGACGGTTCCCGCAGAATTGGACGCCGCTCGTTGCATTGATCTGGAGAAGGTCGAGGACATGGTTAGTGAGCTCGAAGGTGCGCTCCAGTCGCATAATGCGCGCGCCGTTGGCATACTGCGATGACATCAAAAGGTCTGCCAGCGCAAGACGTTTCTTAATCCGACTGCTATTGTGGTCGCGCCGGAGAGGGGCGGACCAGACCGCTAGCGGGCGCGTAACGACCGCGCGCGCAGACTACAGATCGAATACATGCCTAGTCGCTTGGATTCGACGGAACCGGCTCCCAGTATCCCCCTGGAATTTTGGTTGTGCCCGCGCCGCCGCCACCACCGCCCCCACCCCCACTACTACCCGGTGGGGGAGGTGGAGGGTAATATGCAGGGGGAAGACCGCCACCTGCGGCCCAAGCTTCGCAATATGCCCGATATCTCGCCGAGCCTTTAAACTTCGCTTTGGCAGCGGCAATTACTGCATTTTCATACGCTAATGAACCTGGTGTTTTACCTGTGACTGACGACAGCAATAGACCGTATAGATCAGCCGGCGCACCAGGGCCTGGTACCACTATAGTTCCCTCGCCTCCGAGCCCCATTTCGTTAATATAGTTGAATACGAAAAGTGAGGCGAGTGCTTCACGTTCATAGCACCATTCTACTCGTTTTGCGGGATCGCCCGAATAAGCAGTATTGGAGCGTGTGGCGTAAAATGCGTGCCCGAGCTCGTGCAAAATAATCGACTGGTATGCGCTCATCCAAGGATTGGCGTTGGGTAGAGCGTTTGATAGGTCGGTAGCATCTCGCGGGTTTATTGACATCGTTCCTGGCCCGGCGATATTGTTATTAAGAGGACCGGGTTCATAAGTGCTATGGTTCGATGTGAATACTATAGTTGAGGTCGCGAGAAAATTATTTATAAACGAGGCTGTGTTAGGAGATTTTAAGTTATTAATTACTTGCTTTGGATCTGGGGGATTGGTTGGCGTAGTGACTGGCAT